GAGCGTACCCGGTCTTGCCCACTCGGCCAAGCGATGCCGCGGTGAATCGGTACCGGCCCGCGTCGAGTCGGCATCCATAGCGAGGCGGCCCAATGCGAACGTCGGCGATTTTGAAGACCATGTTCGTCGGCGAGAGGCCCGTCGGAAACTGGACCGAGGCGATGGCGTCGTTCTGGTTGCCCGTCAGGATGTCGACGTTGCCGCACAGAGAGCCGACGACGCCTCCGTCCTCGTCCCGGATGGTGACTGCGCGATTGCAGTTCGCCGTGCCGTAGCCCACGACCAGGAACTGCGCGTGGTAGGTTGTGTTGGCGGCGAGCCCCGTGATGCGTGCGACCCACGAGCCTCCGTTGTTGGTGTGGAGCACGTAATCCGTGCCGACCTTCATGATCTTGAAATTGAACCAGGTGCCGGTGGCCTCCGTGATCGTCGTGTTGTCGATCACGAATCGCAGAGCCGCCTCCCCCTCGTTCGTGACGGCGGCGAAGGTGAACCAGAACGACACCTCGACGTCCTGGCAGTACGTACCGAGTTTGAAATCAGCGGTCGCTACGTTGAACCCCACGACGCCGTTGCCGACGGCCACCCCAGCGCCCGTGAGTTGCAAGGCATGGTCGGGACCATCGACGAAAGACGCGATGACCGCAGAGGTTGCCGCGCCACCCACAACCCAGTTCGTCGTGTCGCCGAGCGAGAGGTCGCTGTTGCGGTGGAGCGTGCCGGCGTTGCGATCGGCCGTCAACGCCGACATCCAGTCGTAGATTGCCTGGCCGATCTGCTGTCCAAACTCTTCCGCGGCGGCGGTGCCGAGGATTCCACCCGTCCCGCTAATCGTCGTCCGGCTCTCCATCGTGGTGGCGACGATCGCGCCGAATTGTTGACGCAACAGGTTGGCGAAGTAGCCCGTGGACGTGCCGGCGCTGGCCTGCGCCCCGAGGTCCGAACGCAACGCCACCAGCGCGGCGGTGAAGTCCGTCTCGCGGTCGGCGTCGCCGGCAGACGTGCATGGGATCTGCGATGCTCCCGTTGCGCCGACGCTCGCGCCGGTTCCCGCGTTGGCGTGGAAGTCGACACACAGCGCGCAGACCTGCTGGTTGATCGCTCGGCGAATCGCGTCCCCAATGATCCTCACTTCGATCGGCGCGTCCGAGTCCAAAATCCAGTTGCGATTGTGATTGAGCGTCTCGCTCGTTCCGGCCCGGGTCTGGCCGATCAGTTGGCCCTCGGGGTGCAAACTGGGAAAGACATAGAAGTCGGCGATTTGCAACAGCGCATTGGCGTCGTCGCTTCCGCCGACGATCCAATCGACACACCCCTTGAACGTCCACGCGCCCGTGTGCTCTCCCGCGTGGTTGAACGTGCCGAGCACGACCGCGTACTTGTCCTTGCGCGGAACGCCGTCGTTAGAAATCCGCAGTCCGTAAACCGGCATTTGCGGGATGGCCAGACTCGTGGGCATCTGGCCGTGAACCCTGGTCCCGCCGGTGAATCCGACGACGCCGTCCGTGCCAAGCGAGAGCGGGTGCGCGTAGATGCTGTTGTCCAGCAGCGACCGAACCCAAGTCTGCATCGCCGCGACGGTCCACGGCTCGAAGGTGGCGATCAAGACGGTATCCGCCGTGAAGGCGGCGCTGTGCGAATAGATGAAGTGGGTTGCATCGGCCGTGACGCTGGAAAATCGAGTCCAGGTTGCGCCGTCGTCTTCGGAAAAGCACCAATAATCCTGCTCGTCAAACTTGTTTGCCAGCGGAATTTTCAGCGTCGGCTGGCGCCCAGCGCAGCCGGTGAGACGTGCGTGGAACCACCACCAGAGCGTCGTCGCGTCGCCTCCAGGCGTCAAGACGCAAGATTCCGTGCGCGGCGCGAACGTGATCGTGGAGGTGCCTTCGTTGATAGACGAGGCTGCTACGTCCACCCTTCCGCAGTCGCTCGGCTCATAGATTGCGAACGCCATTAGTAGGTCTCCATGACCTCGTTGAGCTTGTCGAGAATCACACGGAGCGCATCGAGTTGACCGCTGAGCGTTTTGAGCGTGTCGGAGTCGGCGCCCGTGCGAGCCAACTTGGCGTTGCCGTAATCCGTGTGCGCCACCACCTCGTAAGAGTCGCCCGTCTGGGGCGTGCGAAGATTCGCCGCCCCGCCGTCAATAGTAATGCCCGTCGCGGAGCCGCCCCACGAGACACTGTCAACCCCGGCCGCAATCGCCGCATCGGGCAAGTCAAGCCGGTGTTCCGCGCCCTCAATCACGAGGATGCCGCCGTCCGCGTGCGCGGTTTCAAGTGTTGCAAGATCGCTTGGCGAAATCGCCGTCTTCGCCCCTGCTACGCCACGACGATACCACAGTGAGAGCCCCGCCGTGGCCGACGTGACCGTGACGGGCGCTCCCGTCGCAGTTGTCCAGGCGGCGAACTGTACGGATTGATCGGCGAGTCCGGCTACGAGTTCCATCAATACGCTCCTGCCATGCGGCGGTGTCGGCGTTGCTGCCACGGGAAACGAGCGACGTAGCTTACCGGATGATCCGCCGAGTCCCACGTCGGCGAACCCACCAGCGTCGTCGTGAGGCTTCCGAGATCGGATTCCTTGTCGTCGCGCATCGGAAGCCACCACACCGGCGTGCCGACGTCGCCCGGCTTCGCGCCGGCCACGAGCGCGGCGATCTCGGCGGCCGAGAGTGCCCGGTCCCATTTCGCCCACTCGGCCAGCGAGCCCTTGAACATGCGATCCGTCGGGGTGTAACTGCGACTGCCAAGATACAGGGCATTGCCGTCGTTGACCGCACCAAACCCGCTCTGGTTTGCCGTTCCGTCGGCGCTACCGTTGATGTATTGGGTCAAGGTTTCGCCCGCGCAAACGAGCAAAACATGCTGCCACAGCGTTGACGTGCCGGGAGTGCCCGTGGTGTCCACCACCACCGCATCGTGTGTGGCATCGCGGATCGCAAATCGACACTTGTTCGGAATGGTCGCGTCCCCCGCCTCACCGAAGTACCAGTTGAGGCTGTTTGCCGCGTTGAGCGTGCCCCAGGACAAAAAGTATTGAAAGTAGTTGCCCGCGTTGCTCGCAATCTTCAGCCAACCGCCGAGCGACCATCTCGGCGTCAGCGTCAGCACGGCCGCGTCGGCGGCATAGAGGTATTGCGACGATCCGTTGAGAACGAGCGACATCCTACCCTCTCGCTTTCAAAATCGCGTCGATTATTTCCTCCCGCACCTCGTCGGGGTTGCAATCATCCGTGTTTGGAACCACACCGCCCAAGCGCACGAGCGTCTCGGCGTAGCGAAGATCGTAAATCGCCTCCCGGTACGAGTCGCCGTAGAGCAACCCGAATCGCCACGGAGCCACGCCCGTGAACCCGCGCGCAAGCGCACGGAGCCCATAGGTGAGCCGGCTGGCGTGCTGTGATCCGTAGACCCACGCCTCGCCCCCGGCTTTCCGCCACGCCACCGGGTCCACGCCAGGCACGTCGTTGAGGATCGCCAGGTCGATCTGCCCTTCCCCGACGCGCAGGCCCATCTCGGAATTGCCCTCCAACGCACACATGACGCGCAGACCGTAGCCGCGCGCCACCTGGAAACACGGCACCTGGGCGGCAAGTTCCTCTTCCGTCGGCTCGTCGTGGGCGTACACGTAGAGCGTCTTGATGCCGTGCTTCTCCAAGACCTTCAGCGCCACGGGAATCTGCGCTTCCATCTTTGGAATCCCAGACGAATTCCAGGGCATCAATCCGCGCGAGTACAGCGGCTGGTTGGACAGCCCGGCGGCCTCGCGGATGTCGAGGCTGCGCTCGAATGCGGGGGTGATCCACGGCTCCTCGCCGAGCGCCGACAGGTCAAACCACGACATCGGGTGCGTCACGCCCATGGCGGCGAGTTGCCGGCAGTGGTCCGTGAAGTCCGCCTCGTTGCAGTTGTTGCAGTTGGTTTTGAGTTGATCGCAGTAGTAGACCGAGGCCCGCAACGGGGACGGCGCGAGATCAAACGGCATCACGTCCACGCCGGCCACCGGAGAACCGTCCGGCGGGACAAGGACACTTTTTGAGACGTATTGGCCGCGACAAGCGCGGATCGGGGTGGTGGTCATGGGCTAGCCCTTCCTACTGTTGACCTCGGCGCAATGCACCTTGATCCCGACGAGTGCATCCGCAATCTTGCCGTCGACCTCGACCCTCTGCTTGCGTTCCTCCGCCTGATCCCAGCGGATTTGCCCCTTTTCCTTTTGCAAGAGCAAGATGATATAGAACATCAACCCCGTTGAACCCGCTTCTGCGATGAGTCGGCCCCACTCGACCGCCTGCGACCCGGGCGATGGTCCGGTCTGTGCCATCGGCCCGGCGGACAACACCATCGGCATCCCGGGCGTGGACGAGAGGAACGCGGCGGCGTTGCCGCCGACAAGCAGTAGACAGGCTGCCACCGCAGCGACTTGTAGCTTGACCATTCGTCTTGTCTCCGCCGCTGTTACGGTCAGTCTTTCGTGGCTCTAATACCGATTGCCTCGTCCGGCACCGCCTTCGTTCCGCTCCGCTCGATCAAGTCGTTCTCGTTGTGGCTGTTTCGGATGACCCATCGCAGATTGTTCGGCTTGGACTCATCCCACACTAGACCGGCCAACTCCAGTGCGTGGCCTTCCCAGTCGTAGGCAATCTGTAGCGGATTGCCTGTCTTGAGGATCGTGACGCAATGCTGGATCATGGACGCCGCGCTGGAGTTGTCGGTATCCCACGCCTCGGCGATGCGATTCTTCAGCGCATCCTCTTCCCAGCCGTCAACGTAGGAGCGGTAGCTCCGGCTGTGCGGGTCGGGCGTGAACGCCATCGAGCATACGCCGCGCTCCATCGCCGCTGAGACGGCCGACGACAGATAGTTGCCAGCATTTGCCCAGTTGACCGACCACCCAAGGCTGACCGGCGAGAGCAAGGGGAACGCCTTGGCCTCCCTCGCCATCGCGTCCATCAGCGCCGCGACGACGGACCACGACCAGCAGTAGTTCAGGCCGTTTTGCGTCCACTGGAAGCCCGGCGGAGCCCATGTACGGTGCTGGTGGTACATGGGGAATATCTGCCGTTCGTGGCAGTGGGCGATCACTTCCTTGTAGTCGGCCGGTAGGACCAACTTGTCCGCGAGAGCCTCGCCGCACGGAACGAGCGGGTATTGGCAGCCGTACTTGCTCTGGCGCTTCAGAACGCCCGGCTCGCCGAACTTTGCCGCTTGGTCACCGGCGATGCTTCGCCAATGCCCGTCGCAGTTGATTTGCTGGATCATTTCAGGCCCTCCAAAAGAGTCCAGAACGCAGTGGGATCGGACGGCATGGGAAACTCCTGAACCGCACCGCCGCCGATCGGCGCGAAGGCAACCCGGGGCATCGGCTTCCCTTGAATCGCCGCGTAGAACGGCTGGAGTCCCTCGGGCACGACCGCGGGCACTTCGATTAGCCTGCAACTTTGCCCGTTGCAAACCGTCTTGGTCGTGGCCTTCGACATCGCGTTGTAATCACGTCCGCCGAGAAAGCGGTGGCCCTTGGCCGTCAACTCGTCGCGGAACACGAGTCCGGAGATCATGTCCACTTGGCCGCGCGGCATGTTGTCCAGGTCGTTGCTCTCATAAAACAGCACCACCTGCCATTTCGTGACCGGCGGGGGTGGCGGTGGTGGCGGTGGTGGCGGTGGTGGAGGTACGGGACCGCTGCCCACCGTCACAACCAACTCGGCCAGTTGGTCTTGGCCCGTGTTCCAATCGACTATCACGCGATATTCGCCGGGTGCAGCGGGCGTGTACCGAATCACCGGCTGGAGGGTCGCGCCCTCGGCCGCGATGACCAGTTCCAAGCGAACGTCGAGTGATTCCTTTGGCTTGCCCGGGGTCAGGACGTAAACGTACATCCGCCCGTCGCCCAGCGCCCACGCGAGTTGGTCCAAGAGCGGTTTGGCAAGATCGACCGGCGGAGTTCCGGTCAGCCGCCAGGTTCCTTCGGTCCCGACGGCGAGGGTCGCGGGCCCGGCAATCGTGATCGGCTGAGCCTTGGCCTGTTGGACCGGCCCATAGGCCGGTACGGTCAAGGTCGAATCGGCGGCCGGCCCTCCGCCGGCCAGAGCAAGCGTTAATAAGATCGGCAGCAAAAAGCGTTTCATTTGCACACCTCAGAATGGTCTCGGGCACCACCAGCAGAAGCAGAACCACGCGAGCGTGCCCAGCAGGAGCATCCACCACCAGGCACGCTGCGCTCGGTTCGTCACGACGTCACCCTAGTTGGTCGGCGAGGGTTCCGCGTCGTCTTTGTCCAGGAAGATCGGCAGAATCATGGGCAGGTACTTGAGAATCAGCTCAAGCACCTTCTGCCAGTCGATGTTCAACCGACCCCCGACGGCTCGGCAGTAGGCTGTCACGGCGGGAGACGCCGCAAGCGCTTCACGGTCAAGTGCGGCAGGCATGGTCTGAAGATCGGCCCACATATCGCGGAACAACTGCCGGATCACGGCGTCCTGGGCCGTCACCCTGACCATCGCACACAACAGGTCGTCGATCTTGGTGGCTGTCGCCACGGCCCACGGCTCGACTGTATCGACGATCTTCAGGGCGAAGTCCAGCACCTTGTCGGGATCACCGATGATGCCCTTCAAGATATTCAAGAACATCGCAATCAGAACGTTCACCAACTTGTCCATGATCAGCTCCCTTTTCCCCTTAGCACTTTTGTAACAGATGATTACGGGCAAGGAGTATAAATCCCCCAATCATCTAATTCACTAGAACGCCTCCAACAACGCATCAAGAATCACCTCGCCGCATTGAACCAGGTCCACCTCGCCCAACCCCAGGAATTCCCGCTGCGGTATGTTACGATCTTGAAACCCGTAATTATGCACACCAGCCCCGGGGATGCCCCCAATACCTCCGTCCTTGTCCACACCAGTGAGCAGTGCATTGCCCTCGACCCGGCTCACATGCCCACCACCCATTCCGGATGCCGCTGCCATCAGGCTACCCGATCCCTCCGTGTTTGTCTCCACCAACAACGGGTGCCCGTCTCCCTCGATCTTCCGCGTTGGCCAAGCAACGCCATCCGGATTCGACTGCAGGACGAAGTTCTCGAAGATCCCCCGATCAACAATCGGCTTGCACTTCTCCAACGCCTGCGGAATGACGTCGCGGATCCGTGATGGAATCTGGTTGAGGTCTTCGGCAAACTGTTCTATGGTCTGACGTTTCATAGCTGCTTCCGGGCAACAACATCTCGGGTAATCACGTCCACACCAAACCCACTTGAAGCAAGATGGCTCACGATCACCCACACCGTGGAATCGGAGGTTGTTATTGTATCCCCTCGTTCAGGAACGACATCGCCGAGTTGTTTGCAACCAAGACACCAAACGAAATCCGTGGGCTCCAGCCCAAGGTTGCCACCAAGCATCGCCTCACGAAAATTTAGGCTCCGCACGATCGCCTTGATTCCCGTCGTCTCCTCCCCTGTGACGCTGCCGGTCAGGGTGACCTCCTGAAGATCGTCCCGCAACTCGAAATCGTCGAGGAGCATCTGAGCGTAGTCTGGTGTGGTCATGCTGGCCGGCCCTCAAGAGGTACTTCCCAGGGACCGGCCAAAACATCGATGAGCGCGCTCAGCTCCTTCAGCTCGCGATACAAACCGTCCTTGTAGCCCACATGGTCGACGGTTCCACCACCCCCTCCGCTTATGTTGGGCCTTCCCCCCGCAGCAGATGTGCTGAGCGCCGCCAGCTCGGTCATGATCGCCGTTCGGCGAGCCACGGCGTTCTCCAGATCTGTGGCCATCGAAAACACCCTCGTCTAGCCCGCGTGTGCCCCGGACAGGGCCTCCGTGCCGGGATGCCGTATCGTTTTAGCCTACAACCGCTCTCGCTGCGATTTGGCCCTCGCTCGGGGCTTTGGCGACCGCATTGTCCTCGTCCCAGGACCGGCGACTGCCCCACGTACCTTGGGGGGTTCCACTTCAACCGGTGGTTCCGGATCGGCTACCGGCTCCTCTGGCTCGGCCGGCTGTGGTGCCGACGGCGGGGACGGCGGGACCGGCTGAAGTACCCGGGCAAGCCCGTCGGCCAATGCGTCGGCCAACCTTTTGGTTGCTCGCATCTCCTGGGTCTCGATGAACTTCTCAAGAGCGCTCTCGGGAAGTGCGGGCTGCTCGTAGGGGGGCTCGTCGGTCTCGGTGATCTCGTATGGATGGATGGTTGACGAAATTCCCATCATCCTATTGTAGATCTCCCGGGCCTCCGCAAATCGGTTTTCCCGCCCCATCGATCGCAACTTCGATCCGTCGATAACACGGGTCGCAAGCCTTCGCATCACTTCCGGCGCATCCTTATGCACCAAAACCACCTTGATGTTTTCCATAGTTATTCTTCCCAAAGCTTAGGTAAAAGACACCGCCCGGCAATCGATTTCGGCGGCTGAAGATTTGATTGCCGGGCGGCGGACACTAGATGAACCACACCAACACCCAAAAACCGAGACTAGTACGGATCCGTCCAAGTCGGAGTCGCAGCCGCGAAGCCCTGATTCCGGATCACGTATCGGGGATCCTTGATGCCGGGCATTCCCATCTCATCGATGAACATCGAGAACACCAACCCACGATCGGCCATCTCGTAGCTGGTCGGGGCCGCACGAACAACGGTCAAGGGCATGTTCTCGACGTAGAAAAACGCCTTCTTGAAATCGCCGGAGTACCAGATCGTATCGGCAGCAGCAGCACCTGCGGCCAACAGCGTCGTCCCGCTGTAGTAGCTCAAGGACTGCTGAACGTCGATGTACTTCAGCAGGCCCTGAATGGTGCTGTCCGACGCAACGTCGATGATCCGCTTGTACGCATACTGCGAAACCATCGGCTCGTTGAATCGACCGGCAATCGGATTCTTGCCGTAGCCCAGCGGGGTTCCGACCGTCGTGGTCGCGGACTCGTCTCCCTGGCGAACCTGGGTGTCGCTGAGGAGCTTCTCGCAGATGGCCCGGCGTCCGGGCATCACCAGCAGATCACGACACTCGATCGAGATCGGTTGGCCGGTCTCCTGGTCAACCATGCGAGAGAGGAGCTGGTAGACCTTGTCCAGGCTGGTGTAGTCAACCAGATCGTTGTTGACCAGGTTGACCCAGTTCCCAGAAATCAGGAAGGTCTTGTAGTTGGTGCCATCGTAGGTGTACGTGTTTCGGATACCGAGAACGGTGTCCAGAACCAGGTACTCCTTGCGAAGCGCTAGGGTCTGCGAGACAAGCTCGGCATGCTCCAGCACCTGGCGGGTCAGATCGAACATCACAGCCTCGCGGGTCACATCGACCGCGTTCGCGCGGTTCTTCGTGATGGGCGAGGTGACGTACCGCTCGGTCAGGGCAGCACGCGGGTGCGACTGACCAGGCTTACGCTCCTGGGCGTAGTCGCCGGGCGTCGAGACACCGATGAACTTCTCCTGAACCTTGTTGCTCGGGATGTTCGTGCAAAGCCGGTCGGCCAGGAATTCCGGGCGGTTGTACGCCTCAAGAATCTTGACCTCCAGCAGGCCGGCGACGGTCTCGTTAAATGCCGTGATGTCGCTGAAGGTGCTCGGGACGATGTCATTCCCGGCTTCGAGAACGTCGCCCTCAAGCTCTTGAAACTTCGGAGCCGGAGACGAGAGCCTCCGCTCGATGTTCTGCTCGCCGAAGATCGCTGTCGCCAGCGCCTTGAGCGAAACACCCTCCGGCCGAATGGTCTGACTCTCCAGAACCGGCCGGCCTTCGGCGTTGCGGTACTTGATGCCCTTCTCGTTGCGAAGGCCAAGCAAGCTATGCATCGAATGAATGAAACCGACCGGACCCCGCTCGGCATACATCCTTCGTGCATGGTCGATGGAAAACGCCATGGTAAACTCTCACTTTTCTCAAAAAGGACGTGGTGGTTAAAACTGGGGATGGCCAATGCAGGCACAGCCTACATGACCACCCCCAGCGCTTCGGGGGCGGTCGTCTACGCACTCCCCTTGATGATTCCCGCAGCAAGCAACGCAGCCTGAAGAGCGTTGACCAGCGTGTTGATCGCCGTGATATCGGTGACCGTCGCTGCAAGCTGCGTGTTCAACGCGAGGATATCGACTCGGGCCGCGTTCAGGAACGCAACGGCCGTGTTGAACGCGGCGTTCGTGTTGAAGCCCCAGGCTTCCGCTGCAGCGGAGTTGGATGCCGTCGCCGCGTTGATCGCAGCACCAATCGTCATGTTGGCAACAGCCACCGTCTTGACGATCGCGGCCTGTCCAGCACCGCTCGGCTGCACGACCGGCGTGGCATTCCAGAAACCAAGCTTCTGGGTTGCGCCGGTACCGATCTTGGTGCCGGTGGTCGTGTTGGCGACGATGTTTGCACCGTCGTCCATCGTGATGCCGGCCGTGTTCAGCACCTGCAGCGCCAGGCTGTACAACGGAAGAACCCGGCTGATCAGGCAAACCGTGACCGTGGTGACAGCGCCTCCGGAGTCCTTCAGAATGTAACCGATCGCGTCGGCTGCCGTCGTGGTCTTCTTGACCTTGGCGTCCTCCAAAGCCGTCCCGCTGGACGCCTCCGTTGCGGCAAGCATGTCGCCCTGGTAGTACGTGCCGCTTGCGATGGTCATCGGACCAACGTAGACACGACCAACCAGAATGGTGTTTCGCTCCTGCGATGCCGACATCGCCTCCTTGGCAACGCCGAGGAATCGCGGGCCGAAGTACGCCTGGTTGGCGGCCTCGCTGCTTTGATCCGGCATCTGCGAAGCCGGGTAGGCATGGCCCTGAGCAGAGGTGTCACCGTTCTGCAACGTCAGGCTGCCCGCAGTGTCGCTCCACATCAGATCGTTGATCGACACCGCAATTCCACCGTCAAACGGGCAGTCGACTTTGTCGACATCGCCCCAATACGTAGAACTCATCTTTACACCCTTCGAAAATGGGGGAGGTTTGGCAGGTCCGCCGAGGTGGCCCCCTGCTCGTCGCTATGAGGTTAGCGAGCTGCCATCAGCAGCATGGCGTCGTCCTTGAGTTGCTCCTTGGACAACACAGACGCGGTGCTCTTATCCTTGTCCTGGCCCTCCTTAAAGGATTCCATGACCGATCCGCTCTTCGGCTTGGCGGAATTGCCCGCACCCATCTTCGGCCAGCTCTCGGCCAGGGCCTTGCGATCCGCCACGGGCACCGCAAGCAGTGCCTTAACCCGGATCGAGGTCGGATGCACGTGCGCCGACTCGAGAACGTCCAGCGCCTGCTCATAGTCGGGCTTGGCGGCCTTGCCCTTCTGCTTCGCGGACTCTTCCGAATCGTCACCCCCGAAATCGCCGCCGAAATCGCCGCCGTCGTCGGCAGCGGGCTCCTCGGCGGCCGGCTCCTCCTCTTCGTCGGCGAGAGCCTTGATGATCGCGTCGATCTTCTTCTGCAGCTCGCTCAGCATCGATTTCCTGGTGGCCTTGTCGGTCTTGGGATCCTTGATCGCGGGAAGGTACTTCGCCAGGATCGCGTCGATGGCGACATCCACAGGATCGCTCTCAGTTGCCGCAGCAGCCCCCGCATCGACGGCTCCGTCGCCGGCCAGGCTGCCCTCGTCGGCAATCGCGTCGTCCCCGGCCATACCCTGTGTATGGGGATCATTCATACTCTCATCCTCACTTTCAAAAATAGATGAAGTGGTTGCCGGATCCGCGACAAGGTCGACGGATCGCACCCTGGTTATACTCTCGTGAATGATCCCGCCGTTCCCGTCGGGAACCTGGATCGTCTTCGCGTTGTGGGAGAATCCGAAAATCTCAGGCATCGACTCCGCAGCCTCGCAGGCACGATCCGCGAACGGGTGCGCCTTCAAATAGTGCAAGTCCGCGTACGCCCCGTCTTCGCCGATGCGGACGTTGTGGAAAATGCCGAAGCGGTCTTCGATGTTCCGGTCAACCCCAGGCGACTCCCGATGGGGGTGGTTCAGATTGCACTTGGCCCCCTCGTACATCGACTTCGCCGCCTCCAGGCACTCCTTGGAGTACCTGCCCCCGTTCTTGGACTGGAATCCGACAACCTTGGCCCCGTAGATGATGCCGGCCTCCCGGTCAACCTTGCACGGACGGGAGGCCTGAAAGTACTCGTAGACATCCCGCTCAACCTTTCGCGGCTTGAACGATCCCGTCTTCATATTACTGGGCTTTGGCATGGTCCCGCCTCCCAAAGTTTAAGGTAAACGAAAACTTGCTCCCCGTATTATACCTCAGAATCAAGGGTTCACCAAACACTAGTTGCTAGTCTATTGGCACCACTCGACCCTGATCTACCCATTTCCGATACAAAGATCTCTCCAGATCCGCACGATGGCTCAGCCCCGGTGGAAGGTCGTTCTTGGTGTCCCACAAGTAGTTGTCGAACGTTTCCCCGGCCCACCAGCCCGCCGTGTGTACCACGGGAAATTCCTGCAGCAAACAGACCAAGGCCATCAACCCAGTGCTCGGCCAACCGTCTTTCTGGCCAAGCAGCATCATCGCACCGATCTCGGTCTCGCGGGGTATTTGCTCCCAATCATCGTTTAGGTCGAGTCCGTACGGCCGATACCATACCTTCCTGCATTTGGCTGGGGCAGATGGCACGCATGCCGAAGCAAACCATATCGTAACCCGCGAACCCACGTCCTCGGCGTACTCCCCGCCAAACGGATGCTCGTTAAATCGCACGACTTCGCCGAACGAATCGATCACATGACCAAGTCCCCGGCCGGATAACGACTTGGTTGCGGTGACCGCGACGACGCCTCTTGGTATAGATGCGGATACCTTCCCGACTTCAGCATCAATTCCATCCATAACAGATCCCCCTCCTCATCTATGTCTAGGTGAGGATCGTTGTGAACGACCCCCTTGATCCGCAGTTGAGCCCAAAACGCGGCCATATCCGAGAAATCCTGCTGAAGGATTCTCGGCCATAGTGCCGCAACACACCCGGAAAACGCGTGAATCTGCGGCATATCCTGCGACAAACCTGTCGGAGCAACCATTTCTACCGTCCCATCCACTTGAAGATGTGCGAGAAATCCAAGCGGGAGGGAACGAACCATAGTCTGAACAACGTCGTGTTGATCGGTCAGGGCCTCGGCTGTCCGGTGAATCAGCAGGGGCGAATAGCAGGGCGACGTCGTCGTTGTCGAAACGATCACGTCTACCTTCCACCGCAGATGTTCTACCGCGTATAACCACGCACGATGAATCGCACGAATCGAATTTTCGTGAACCACCGTCGGTTCCCGGCAAACTTCCACCCCGAAATTAGTCGCGACCTTTGCAATGCTGTCGTCATCCGTAACCACGATCGTCCGCCACAGAAGGCCGGCCGATGCTATATTCCGCATCGCGTACCACATAAGTGGTTTCCCAAGCACGCGCCGCATGTTTTTCCCAGGAACTCGTGTTGACCCACCCCGGGCCGCAACAACGCTGAGCAGATTCATTTCAGATCCTCCGTGTTGATCCGATCGAACGCCATCAAGGTATTCTTGAAGTACGGAAGCGTCGTCACAGAATTTCGAAGCATGGTCTCCACGACCAGGTTTCTGCTGAATCCCCGGCTAAGCATCTGCTCCGTGACCCATTCGTTCGTCTGGCAATTCACATGGCCGTGTCCCACTTGGCCCGGGACGGCCCAGGATAGCACCACCTGCCGTTCGGCCATCCGGCAAATATTGTCCAGCAGGGCGTCCTGGTATTGAGCCGGCACGTGTTCGCCCACCTCAAGGCACAGGACGGCGTCTGAGGGGCGGATGCCGAGGGGCTCGGTTAGATCCGCCTCCCCATACAAACAGCCCTTGTCGGCCGTTCCTGGCGTCCCGTCGACCCCGAAAACCGGGACGCCAGCCTTGTCCAGGGCCTCGACGTACCACCCCCTCCCGCACCCCAGGTCTACCACCCGATACTCAGCAGCCCGCCACATCCGGCACAGGGCCTTTTCCAGGCCCTCGTCGTGCTGCGCCCCGTCGGGCAGCTCCTCCAACCAGATGCCGTGATCGTCGATCTTTCCCTCGATGGCCTTCTGGGCCTCCACAAGCCGCTGTGCCGCCAAATCGCCCTTCTGGTCCACCTCCCAGTCTCCCCAGGGAGCTGCTGACGTGAACGGGATCGGACCAACATGCTGTACCGCGACCTTACGGGTCGCATACAGCTTCGCTCCGTAGCCGTGCAAGATCCGGCTGAGCATCCAATCCTCGGTCTCCGTCTGCGTCTCCCAGCCGCCCCCAGGAACGTAGATAATCCTGTTCCGAATCTCGAAGTGGGGCTCCAGCTCGCCACTATCGCCAACCCGGTCCCAGTACTCCGGCCGCAGATCAAGCAGCATGCACCCGGTGTTCAAGAGCAGTTTGTATCCCAGCGGCCCGGATTGATCGCCGATGTCGTCGATACAAAAGGTCTCCGGCAGCTTGAAAACCTCATGCATGGTAAGCCGGCCAAGCGGGTTCCAGCGGTTGTCCTTGGCAACCGCTGTGCTGGTGGTGCCGTGCCCGTCTTTAATCGGCGACACAGCGGCTATCCAGTGTGCGCCGGTGGCCTGCATCTCTTCGTGCAGCGTGTCCAGCCACCAGGCCGATGGAATGATGTCGGCGTGCAGCATGGCCAGGTGCGTGCATTCGCTCTTCGCCCGCAGATTCAGAGCGAAGCACAGAGCGCGATTGAAGCTCAGCGCCATGTTGCTGCACGGCGACGGATCCAGCCGCATGATGACCTTACCCTCGCCCTTGCTCATCTCGGCGAAGTACGCCTTCGCAGCGAACGGGTTGATGTCCCCGAAGCAGGGCATGTACGCAACGATCTTGTCCATCTCCATAACTACCCTCCCAAAGCTAAGGTTTAAAAACTATTCCCCGACGCTCTCCCGATCATTGTGCGCTTCGTCAGTCCAGGCTTCGCTGATGTTGTCGGCCGTGGGATCCTCGACCTTGTACATCTTCTTGTTCAGATAGTAGTATTTGCCGACCATACCTCTGATCCACTTAGCCCCTGGAGGCAGCACTTTAGGTACGATCCCCCTTTGTTTTTCCTGGGGGAGACTGGTAGGAGACGCTGTGGGCTTGCTGGATTCTAGGCGTCCCAACAGCTCCTTTGCCTCGTCGGCAGTCATCGCATAGTTATTGTGGTCCGTATTTTTGAAACCATACTTCTCGTAGAACCCCCTGGCCTCGTCAGAGCTGGACAGGGTGATACCCGCATTCTGCCTCACCGCATCGGCCGCCACGTGCCTGAGCAGTGCCACTCCGACGCCTCGACCCCCGACTACAGCCCCGAAGTGGTCGATGGCGATGCTACCCTCCTCCTTCGGCAGGATCGACGTCGCACCAAGGATCCTACCCCGCTCATCCCTGATCACAACGCGGTCTGCCCCTTGTGCCATGACCGCAGCCTCAGCCTCACCGATCGCGTTCTGACTCCCCCCTGACGACCGGATCTCGTTTGAGAGCTTCTTCCATTCATTCAGCTTAGTTCGAGAAGCAACCATTCCCCCGCCGCCTACCACCTTGCTCCTTGGATGCTTTTGCTCTTCCGCCTTCTTGTTCCGTGCTCGTGTCTCAGCCGACTTCTCACGGGCTTCGTCAGTCCAGGCTTCGCTGACGCCCATCCCCCGGCCCATCTCGTACCGAAGCTCACACCTGCACCTCGGGTGCGCCGGCGGCCCGGTTATAGACACCCGGCCCCAAACATCCCGGGACGTCCCGTTCAACGGCCTGCAAACCGGACATACCCGATCGTCGCGTGCCGTCACCCAAATCACGTCCGGGGCGTCGATCTCCCCAAGGACGACGGCGGTGCCGATCGCACCATACTCGCCGGCCGTCTTCGCCCGGGTCGTTTCCGTGATCGCGATCTTCTCGGCCCGGTCCTCACCAAACTGCGGTGCGTAGTCCGCCTCCGCTCCGTCGGCCTTTTTCTCTGATACCGCAGCCTTCGTGTTCGCCACGATCTGCTTCGCCAGCTCGCGGCTGTACCGCTCGGCCCAATCCCCGGCCTTCTTGCTGGCGTCCTTCAGGTCGACGTCGATGTGGTCCGTTAACCGGTCGAAGCTCGCCTCGTAGGTACCGGACAGCTTCTTGGCGATCTCCGCCTGAAGATCGGCCCGAAACGCGGCCCAGTCAATACTGGGCAGTTGCTTTTCGTACCGACGAAACAGCAGCAGCAGAATCGCGGCCAGCTCCAGCTCCCGCTTTTTCCGATCCTTAAGATCCGGCATGTTAGAATCCCCGCATCTCCAGGTCGGTATACAAAGCGATCTCGGACGCAAACTCCCGGTCAAACGCCTCGTCCCAGGATTCCAGAACGTCGAGGGATTCCTGCACGGAAGGATCCTTGATAAGCGTGAATGTTTTGTAGCCCGGATGTGACCGAGTCTCCGCTTTGACCTTGTAGCCGTGGCGACGTGCGATCAAAGCCGCTGCCCGACCGTACAGATCGACGCGGCTCTCCTCGGATAAGTTGGCCAGGAAATAAAATCTCCTGGGCCTCTCCTGCGACACAAAGCTGTCCAGGGCACCTCCAACCTTCCTGAAAAGCTCGATGGCTTTCCCCTTCAGTTTTCCGGTGATGCCAAAACCGTAGCCTTCAGATGTGTCCCTGAAATCGAAGTCCCACTCGTTGTTATAATCTTTGTATGCGCGAGCCCTAAACGGGACGTCACCGACGGAAAAGGTAGTTGTGTAGTTCCCAATGCCTTCTTTCTCCATATTCATCGGCTTTGGGTTGTAGCCCGCGACGTGCGTGCCCCCAGCAGCTCGTACCGCAGCTCGGCCCGGAGTGCGCAATCTCATCATGCCCTGAGTTGGGTCAGATGTCGGCTGCGCCGGCGTCGGTGCTGGTGCCGGACGGCTAGTGGGGTTGGCCTGCTCTTTCTCGGTCGCAATAGTGCGCAGCACAGCATCCGGCCCGCCGACCCTCGCGATCTTCTCTACGTCGATGTTCTCTTCCTGGGGCGGGGCTGCCGGCTGCGGCTGTGCCGGTCGCTCTGCAGGTTGCTGCCCGGCCGGCCTGTTGATCGGGGCAAGCCGCTCTTTCTCGGATGAAAACTGCCGAACAAGCTCGTTGGCGTTTTCCTGCCGCTGCCGTCGCGAGATGGGACGGGTTCCCGGCCTGTGCGGACGGCCCAGCTTTTCGGACACGGCGTTGTGCATCTCGGCGTTGCGACGTCGCGTTTCCGCCGATAACTCCCGGGCGTGTTCGGTCCACGCCTCCAGCGTCTCGGCGCTTAGATCCGCTCCCCGGGACACAAGATCGAGAAGGACGGCTTCGTTCATGGGTAACTCCTCTGACTTCCTGCGGGCCTCGTCGGTCCACGCTTCATTGATATCCTCGGATTTAGGATCGAACGTCCCTCTGTTGCCTGTAGCGGATTTAATCTGATTGGGAGAGAACGCTACAAAAGTAGTTGTTGGCGGACCTCCGAAGGCAAAGTTGCGAATGCGATATACTACCACCCCATCATGACCCTTGGCCTTTGCGGTATCAACGATCTTTTGCATGGCCTCTCGCGTGTACAGTTTGCTATTAAAATTGACAAAGAGTGGATTCTGTACCGACAAATATACAGGCTTCACGTTTAATCCGTGGCCCGACTTAATCTCACCAAACTCTGCCGCGTCTCCGCTATCGCTAGTGAAGAAAAACACCTGCTCGCTCGTTAGCTTTGACGTATTGAACGTATCAAAATCTGACTTTGTTCCGTGATAGACAACGCGAGGCTTGCCGGACGTATCAACTACCCGACTCTTGCCAAACCATTGTCGAAACTGCGGCGTGTCGGTTTGACGAACTCGTGGATGCTTTGTCTCCTCCTGCTTGTTCCGTGCTCGTGTCTCCGCAGACTTCCTGCGGGCTTCGTCGGTCCAGGCTTCGAGAGTGTCTTCGCTGACAACAGCTCCCCGGGACACAAGATCGAGAAGGACGGCTTCGTTCATGGGTAACTCCTACCGTAGCCCCGCTTCGCGTAAACTTCGGTCCATAGCGGCGTCCTGCTCCCGCCGCAGACGTTCCATCTCCAGCTTCAAAAGCTCCTGGCGATGCTGATACTCAGCCTCGTCCCGCTGCCGCTCGATCTCCCCGATGGCCTGCTGCTTGCGGTATCCCTCCGCGTAAGCCGCCTGCATCTGCTGCTCTAGCGTGGGCTCGGGTTTAACGATCTCAACCCGTGTCGGCTTGCAGCCCAAGAGCAGGACCAACGCCATACAAACTGCTGTCGTTCTCATGGATAGTTCCCCCAAAGGATTTCTGATGCCTGCTGCAACGATTCGAAGGCGGGCTGCTCCTCGCCGGATACAAACTGCTGCGCCGGCTGCTGCTCCGGCTCCTGGCCCGCTGGAATGGATGGATCGGCTGCCACGCCAGATGGCGGCTCCACGGGCTCCGCTTTCAGGCTGATGTCGGCCTGGGCCTTCACGATCCGCTCCGCTCGGTCGGCCTTCAGCCCCAACCCCACCAGCAGCTCGGCCGCCGCCTCCGGTGCGATCGTCTTGGCCGAAACCTGCCCCAGCAGCTCGATCGCCGCCGACACCTGCGTTCCGTTCATGGCCTGCGACGACGGCACCTCCAGCCCGGCGTCGGAGTTGCTGTTTGTATCGCCTCCCTCCTCCGGCTGTTCCGGCTGTGGCTCCGGCTGTGGCGCTGTTGGCACTGGCCCCTGCACAGCCCCCTCCACGGGAGGTTCCGGCTGGCTCGGCTTCGCCCCGGACGTCGGTGGGGCCTGCACGGGTTCCGTATTGGCCTCGTCTAGGCCCCCAGCGGCCCCGTCCTGGCCCGGTTGCCCCTGGCCTTGGGCTTTGGCCCCCTTCTTCACTTCGTCGTCGTAGTCGAGCCCAGAACGGCTTGCCGCCTCGGTCGGAGACAGCAGCCCGGCGTTCATTAGCTCCAGATCCCGTTGCGTGTCCTTCGCTCGGTCCCGCACGTCGATCTGCGGCCCCGTCAGCACGAACTCCACGGCGTGTTGCAGATCCTTCCACGCGACCCGCCCAAACCGGCCGGCCTTCCAGTTGAAGAACACAACCTTCCAGTAGACCGATTTCCACAGGTTCTCGTGCTTGAATTGCCGCTTTTCGATCTCCTTGACGAACGGGCTGCCGGCCTCAAGGATGCTCGCATAGTTGCTATTCGACGCGGACCCCGTGATCATATGCTCGGGCATGGACCAGATCTGGGCGATCGACCGCAGCATCCCCTCAAAGATGCTGACTAGCCCGGACGCCATGCTTTGCTGGATCCACGGTGGGGGAACGAACTTCTGGTTCGCACCCAAATACAAAGTGGTCCCCGGCTGGTACGTCTGCTGGTAGCTCGTCCGTGTCCCGCCTTTGTAGGTCGCCGTATTCGTCTGCCAGTCCGCCGCCGACATAGTCGCTGAGCTTACCTGGCTCTGGGTCGTCCCCGGGGCCATCTCGCGGATCCACGCGATCGCGGATTGGATAGCCCCGGCGTGCGTCAGGTTCCGGATCATCTTGCGGGCAAGCTCGACGTCGCCGGTGACCGGCCAAAAGTCCGATACACCACGCTTGATGTTCCGGTCGGTGTTGCTCTTGCGGGACTCCATCCAGGTGTTCCCGCCGCTCGCGGGCGGGTAGCACGGGTTGGCCCCGCCAGGAAGATAGTCCCAGTCAACCGGGTCGTTCGTCCATTGCACGTAATAGCCGTGACGGTTGCACGCATCGCCCTTGGTCGTGTGGATGCCGAACGACCAGTTGCTGTCGAACGACAGCCCGCTTTCGGCCTCGTCGATATGCTCACACAACCAATCCTCAAGGTCTCGGTGATTCGTCGGCTCGCTCACCTGGTCCGGCTCGACCACGCGGATGTCTACGCGGCCCTCGCCCCGGTTCCAAAGCCCGAGATACACCTCGCCGTCCCGGATGTCGCGGCGCAGAACTTCCTGGTCCAGATCGCCGGTGATCCCGTTCAACTCGTCGAACTCGTCAAGGACGGTCTCGATCTTCCTGAGCAGCTCCTTGGGGGCGTCCCGCTTCGTCGTGACCTTCCTGGTGAACCCCGTCGAGATCGTATAGTTCTCCAGCTTGTTCAAAATTCCGAAGCAGGTCTTGTTATAGGCCGAGAGCAGCCGCACCGTACCGCGAATCGCAGCCAGCTCCGGCTCGCTGACCCAGTACGGCCAGTTGCGACCCTCCTGCCGATCCGTCTTGCTGGTATAGGTCGCTGCGTACGCTTGGTAGCCGAAGTTGTCGCGGCGGTAATCCTGGATGTCGACGTAGTCCTCGGGAGCATACAAACCCTCAAGCACCTCCTGGTCGCCGGCGCTGCCGAAGCTACGGTTCGCCGCCGACAAAGCCAGTGCACGATCCAGCACCTTGAATTGCTCCTCCTGAAGCCGGATGTCCATCTTTAGCTGGTTGGCACGAAATTTCTGCTCCAGCACGTCCACAGCTTCGTTTTCCAGGTCGACCGACATGGCTACGCTCCTTTTGATACTTCCACCGCTCGCGGCGGAGACGTTTCTTTTTCAGGGCCTTGCGGGACAGGTTCCGCTGCTTGCCTGCCCGCCTGGCGTGCTTTCGATATTTATGCCGGTGCCTGCCCATACAAACTGCTCGCGTCCATCTTTCGCTCCTATCTTCTGGGCCTGCCTGGGGACGATGTTGCCGGGAAAGGGATCGGGCATCGTCCCCAGGGGCCAGGCTACGAACACGGTTCCCAATACACCCCGCTGTGCGGCCCACGTTGGCCCCGTCGCGGGCTTCCGGCCCCCGCCTGGTATCCTTTGTCCTACCTGCGGCCCTCGCCGCCTGTGGGGCTCCTGTTACATCAGCATGCCATGCGTAACGTGCTCGTCGTTGATCTCCTCCGGCGATACTCGCTGCACCCCGCACTGGAAAACGTCCCGCATCACCCGGACGGCCAGCTCCAGGGCATCCGGCCCGTCATCATACTTACAAGCCGGGAAGCCTCGCAGTTGCTCGACCAGCAGCCTGGTCCCAGGCGTGTCGCGGAATCGGAATTCCCCACGGCTCAGGTAGGGCGTCAGGGTAGCCCGGATCCGCACCAGCTTGTTTTCCCAGTTGTTCATCGGCCACACAGGCAGGGCCATTCCAGACGCCTTGCTTTGGGCGTACAGCTCGTCGGCGAGCAGCACCTGCCACATGTTGCTCTCGACGCCCACGGCCTCCGGCCTGAACCATCGAGCCAGGTCAAGCATGTCGCCAACCACCTGCACCCGGTTCCGCCGGCGCAGATCGCCCTCGACATACATAGTGCCGTCCCGGTCCAGCCCCATCAGCACGTGTGCCTGGAAGTCGCTCTTGTCGGTTTGGCCCAACGAGGGATCGCAGGTTTGAACCCGATGCACGAAGTCCTCCAGCGGTGGCCACTCCTTGAACCAAATATTGTCGCCGAAGTAGCTCGGCTCAAACTCGGCGTCCAGGATCTCGGGTGGGTTCTGCTGATACAAAGATTCCCACATCCACTCGTAGCCCGATGCGATATACTTCGCCCGCACCGACTCAAGCCATCGTTTTGAAAACCGCTCTGGCCACAGGGCTTCACCTAGACTTCGTCCTAACGGATCACGCTCCTCGGCCAGAGCGGGTAATCTTAGCTTCGCCCATCGCTCGCCGCCGTTTTGCATATCCTCGGCTAAGCGGCCTATCAGATCCTTGCGGTGCCACCTGGTTGCGATGATTACAACCCAGGCGTCCGGGGCGAGCCGGGTCGACGCTGTCGATAGATACCAGCGGTAGATCTTCTCCCGGTTGGTCTCGCTCAGCGCCTCCTCCATATTCTTCAGGTAGTCGTCGATAAGCAGCCCGTGCGCGCCTCGGCCCATGATGCTGCCGCCCACGCCGGCCGCCCTTACAGCACCTCCAACCTCCATCTGCCAACGGTGCCTAGCCCGAACGTCCTTCCGTACCTGGGCCTGCGGCCCGAATACATCCTTCCCGTATTCCAGGGTGACGTCCAAAGCTGCTTGGCTGAAATCCATGGCCAGGTCGTCCGTTGCCGAAGTTAGAATCAAATCCCTGTCCGGATACAAAGAGGCATTCCACGAGGGAAAGTACTTGCTGCCTAGTTCGCTCTTCCCGTGCCTCGGCGGCATCTCAACAAACAGCCTCCTAATCGGCTTGGCCATCTCCGTTTCCGTCAAGCCGATAACGGATCCTAGATACTGCTGGCTTTCTAGCAGCGGCCTTCCCGTTGCCATTCGCTCCAGCAGGGTATCCAGCAAGATCAAATGTTTTGCCGGCAACCACTTCCCCCTGCTGGTCGACGTCGCTAGATATGCTGGGGAAAGTGCTGCCTCGGGAAAGTAGCTGCTGCCGCTTGAATTCGATGTACTCGCCATTGTCCTCGATCACCCTCTGAAGGCTCGCTGCCGCTACAGTGAAGCTACCACGAAGGTCGATGCGTTCCGGTTCGTCTAGCCCCATCAGCTTCCGCCTGGATTCGATACACTTCTCGACGATCTCTAAGAATCTTGGATTGCCCTCACGTCCCTCAGTTGTCTCCGATACCTCTACCCCGTCCTTCGACATCCTCCGAACGATCTTAGTGCTCGGCCTCTGGCTTCTAGTCCAACCACGCCATGCCTGCCTTTCAACGGCCTCCAGCTTTTTGATCTGCTCCTCTTTGGCATACTCAAATGCCGCCACCATATCAACCCGCCATTGCTGCCGGATCGCCTTCATATCCTTACAGATCGTCGGCACCGACCAACCAACCAACGATGCTAGCTCGGATTGGTTCGAGATGCCACGCATCATATACTCGGCCACCTTCAGCCTGCGCGACTCCTTCCTCAATTGATCTGGTGTCTTTTTCCCCGGCATCGCATCATCTTTCCGATCTGGATCCTTTATAGTGCAGCGGCTTTGTCAGGAATCGGGCGGTTATAGGTTTATCGTGCCCAGGGAGGCGTTGACAGAGAAGTAAACACCACGTAAGCATCGATACTGTCCCCACCCTGTGACCCGTAGGGAACGTCCGGAAGCACCGCCCCGTCATATCCCTTTGCAGTCAGCTTCCGCAACAAACTTCGCACGGCGTCCTCCCCAAAGATCTCCGCATCAAAGAGGCTGGCTGGCGGTGTGTATTCAACCTCGTCGGCGTCCATTCCAATCTGCAACGCGATCTCCTTCACCACGTCAACCGGGGCGGGATTCTTGATACTGATCTTGGACGCATGAACAGCCCCGCCACCACCAAAGCGGTCGTTATACATATCGACATAGCTTGCCGCCGCGTCCTTGTCCGTGGTGTAGTATGTCACCAACTTACCCGGGCGAGCCAACCCGCCGTGATACACAGGAAGATCGACAACTGGCTTGGATCGTGACGTCCCGGGCTCGTCCTCCTGCTTGTTTCTGGCCCGCGTTTCCGCCGACTTCTCGCGGGCTTCGTCAGTCCAGGCTTCGAGAGTGTCCCGGTCGATAGCAGCTCCCCGGGCTTCCAGATCATACAAACTGCTCGCGTCCACGATCGTCATGTCCTATGCTGGATGTCGTAGCCCAATCTGTGCATGGCCGCGTCCGCGATCTCCTCGGCGATCCTGGCGATCTCGCTCGCGACGTCGTCCTGCTGATCCTTCGGCATCAACGGATCGGCCAGGGTTTCTCGATCCATCAACCTGGTGGCGACGACCGGAATCAGCCCGAGATACAAACTGCGGTACGTCGCCAGCACCATCTGCTCCTCGGTCGGCTGATGTTGTTGCTGACCAAGCAGCGGCACCATGCCCGGAGGCAATCCGTTGATCTTCATGCGACTCTCCCAAAGCTAGAAGGCTAATACAAACCGACGATCCCCGTCGCGGTCGTCCCGGTGCTCCAGACCAGCTTAACCAAAAGCGGATAGATCACGCCGGCCAACACGGGAACGCTCACCACGGTATCGTCCCACATCGTGACCTTGATCACGCCGGCCACCGTTGCCAGCAGCCCACGATACAAAACAGCCGTCGTGTCCGACGGCGTCACCTCTTCGGCCCCAACAAAACAATCGATCTGCCGTTGGACCATTCCGCTGACCGGAGAGTCCAGCGGTGCGGCGGTGGGGTAGGACATCGGCCTGCCTCCTGGTTTTTGAGGATGGGATACAACTCCACATTATACCCCACGACCGGCCGTTTCCCAACCCAAACCCTACACCGTCCGCACGGTAGACCCCTCGGCCGTCTTCGTCACGTGCAGCGTTCCGTCAAAGCCGAAGTCCAACGATCTGTGGTCGATGACATACACGGCCCGTCCCGTCGCTCCGCTCCGGTACTTCAAGCAGGCTAGAAGGTCGCGGACACCCTGCGGGCTCAGGTGTGCGGTGGGCTCGTCCCAGACCTCGAATCCGCATACAAACTGCTTCCGACTATTGATCAAATTGGCCAGCCCCATCTGGGTCGCCAGCCTCAGTCGCTGCGTCACCCCGCCGCCCCACGCCTTCCACGGGGCATCCTCCGAGGTTCCGGGCGGTACCACGCGGACATTGAATCCACGGGATACACCTCCGCTTTTCGTCTCCCGGTCGACGCCCATCCGGATCTGCCACCGATCCAGCCCTAGCTGGGCCAGCCCGTTGTTGGCCTGCATCTCCAGCTCCGCCAGGCTTGCATCTAGAATCCACAGCCGCAGGTCGCGGAAGCCGCGCACCCAATACAAACAGCGCGCCTGCTCGCCCAGCACCTGGCCGTGAACGGCCCGCGTCCGCTTTCTCGCCGCCCGGGCCTCCCGCAGATCCTCGGACACAGCATGAAGTCCCTCGCTGTGGGGGTTAAGCTCGACGGCATACTGCTCGTCTTTGACCCGCAGCAGGTCGGCGGTGATAGACGCCAGGCTCTCCCGCAGCCCGGACGACTCCCGCTGTGCGGCCCGTAGAAGCCCCGACAAGCGATCGTTGGCGTCCTGCTCTAATCCTATAGCCGTCTCGATCCGCCGCAACTCCGCCCGCACCCGGGCCTCCTCGGCCGCAATCCGGCCATCCCAGGCTTCCCCCAGGTCCGAATCGCAGAACGGGCACCGCTGCAGCCCCCGCCTAGAGCCCAGATTCCTCAGATCATTGGTCAACATCCGATGCTGTGCCTGATACTCAGCCAATAGTTTATCGCTGCCAGCCAGCACCTCGTGGCTCGCCTTGGCGAATCGCTCGGACCTAGCGTGCAACGAGGCATACAAAGTGCTCCGAAGCTTCAGCCACTCAACCTTTCGGCAGACCGCCTCCCGCCAAGCTGTGTGCTCGTGTCTCCACGCCGCCGACCGCTCCTTGAGGGATACAAACTGCTCCCGCATGACCTCGATGCGGCCCGACAACCTGTCGAGATCACGGCGCAGACTGTCGGCCTCGCCGCCCAGCTCGCCGGCCCGGGCCTTTGCCGCGTCGGATCTCCCCACCCAATAATCCAAGCCCAGCACATCGCTGAGTAGGGACAGTTTGTCGGCCGGCCCCAGATCCAGGAAGTAGTCCGAGAATTGGCCGAGCAGAGCACTTTGTATGAACTCGGCCTCGCTCCGGCCAACCAGGTCGTCGACCGCCGCCTGCGTCACCGGGCTGCCATCAATGCGGATCTCGTTCGGGGCCTGCCGACGCAGGATACTGACCGCCCGGCCGCCGATCTCCATCTCCAGTTCCACGCTCGCGGTACTCTCACCCCAAGCCACGACGTTGCCCGCACGCAGCCCCCGGGTCGTCTGGCCATACAAAGCCCAATGGACCGCATCCCATAGCGTGCTCTTGCCAACGTCGTTCCCCTGGAGGGACGTGTCGACCTCGTTGGATCCCCGGATCAGATACAGCCCGGGCTCCGATGGCAACACCACCCTCTGGTCCCGCTGCCGGAATGTCCGAAACCCGCTGAGGCATACACACAGCAGCTTCACAGCATCGTCCTCCCAACCTCGGCGTCCGACGGATCCACCCGCTGCGCCTCCACATAGGCTTCAAACTGGTCGGCCGGCGCTCTGGGAACGTCGGTATCGTTGGCCAGCTTCAGCCGCTCCCGCCGCCGCTCCTGCAGCTCGATCCCACACAGGTCCAGCTCGTTTCGCTTGCAGATAGTCCGGATCGCCTGCCGATACACATCCCACCGTGAGAAGTCCGCCCGCCGCAACGACACAACGACCTTAACCTGGTCGCCGGCCCGCCACTCGGGCATCTCCTCGATCTCGTCGGGATCCCGGATCCGCAAAACCAGCTTCCGAATCGTCTCCGGATACAAACTCCAGTGCCGGCCCCCGTCCAGCATCACCACCCGGGGCTCAAACGAGTCCCCGAAATGAATCGGGTAGGGCGAACCAACATACTCGACCACGCCAACCTGCTGAGGGACATGGATGTCGCCGGCCCAAACCTTCCCCACGCCCTCCAGGGCTCTGGCTCCGACGCCGGCCAACTCACGGCCCGATTCGCTGACAGCACCGCTGAACACCTGGTGGCAGCCAACATAGTCAATGCCGATCTCCTGCATGTACTTCCGGTCGGCCCATACAGGCTCACGGGAATGCGGGAAGAAGGCCCACCGCACGTTGCCGATCTCAACCATACGCTGTTGCGAATAGAAAAAGCACCTGGGAAGCTCCGAGATGAACGAAAAGAACGGCTTGGATCCCTCGGCATAGTCATGGTTCCCCATAAGGATGTGGATGCCGATCCCCTCGCGAGCCAGCGCAGCCAGGGCCGATACAAGCCGGTTGACCAGGTGGCTAGAGTGATAATCTTTTTCGTCGGTGAGATCGCCGAGGATCACCAGGTTTGAGAAGCTTTGCCCCCACAGCCATTCCGTCAGAAACGTCCAACGATACTCGTCCTTCGGACGATCCGTCAGATGCAAGTCCGCCGTGACGAGCGTTCGCATTGGCCTTCTCTCCTGCGTCAATGAACGAGTTTGGGTTGGTTGCCAGCACCTCGTCGAACGAGTGAACGTAGATCGATAGCTTGGCAATGCAGGCATACACACAGTCCCGTGAATCCTCCGACCCACCTAGCGAAAGTAGCAGCGGTTTCTGCCCGTTTTCTTTTATGATCATCAGCGGCTGCTTTCCATACAGCTTCGCCTGCTCGCGGGTTTTGATCCACATCTTCGCCAGATCCCCGGTCGTCCGGTAGAAGAGGGAATCCAGCTTCAGGCTCTTGTAGTTCTTGCACTCCACATAGAACACATCTAGGAAGTGGTGGCCTTCCGGATCGATGGCGGCAATGTCCCCGCTCTGCACGTGCAGGGTCGTGTCGCCTTTCTTCGCCCGCGTCGTCGCCCGGCCGCCGCTCTGACTGCTGCGCCAATACAGATGCTCGGATCGCCCCCCGCTGATCCACAACGAGAGCTGCCTGCATACAAGCCGCTCAAAGCGGGAGCCTTTGGTTTTTGATGCTCGGCCCATCTAGGTCTCCTTACGGGTAAAAGGTAATCGGGGGTGGCATCGCGGCTTTCGGTTACACGCTCGCTGTCGCCACACCACCATCAGTATTTGCTCCGCTTCGGGGCGAAGGTCATCTCCACGCGGTCCCACTCCCGCCGCAGCAGCTTCGAGATGCGTGCCCGCCAACGTCGGTAGTCGCGGTCGTCCAGCCCCTTCATCCACCTGTCGATATCCCGCCACCGCCTGCAGCCGTCGACCAGGGACGACGCCGATACACCGTTCGCCTCAAGCCAGTCGCACGCGGCCTGCACGTCGTCCATCCCATAGGAAAACAGGATGGGGAAGTCCGCCTCGCGGAACGGTGGGCCGATCTTATTCTTCTTGACCTTCGCCCGGATCTGCACGCCAACCACACGCTTGATCTTTTTCACCGTCCGCGTGATCTGCTTGAGGTGGGCCAGCCATACAATCTGCGAGGCATAGAAGTCCAACGCCCGGCCTCCCGTCCTTGTGTGCCGCTCGCCGAACATGACGCCGATGTTGTCGCGAGTCTGCGAGATGATCACGAACGTCATACACGCCTTGCTCATCCGCTGGGTCAGCCTGCGGAATAGCTGACCCATCTGCTTCGGCTTGGTCCCGCCGAACGTGGCCTCGTCGATCTTCCGCTTTTGCTCAGCCCGATCCGATACAGCATCCAGGCTGTCGAGGATATACAGCCCCGGGCCGGTGGCCCGCCCAATCGCCGCCTCCATGTCTTCGAAGACGTCCTCGACGGTTTCCAGCCCCCGCATCATGTCAACGCGGTCCAACGGGAGCCCTAAGCTGCGAGCGTAGGGCTCGTCGAAGGCCGCCTCGGTCTCGCGATAGAAAATCTTGCCATCCGGATACAGGGCAGCGAAATTGGCCGTCGCCTCGATAGCCAGCAGGGTCTTGCCGGTGCTCTTGTCGCCCACGATGTTTACGATCCTGCCCTCCGGCCAGCCCCCACCCAGGGCGCAGTCTAGCAGCGCGCAACCGCTGCTAAACAGCTTCACCGATGCAGGTGGGTCAAAATATGCGCCGCCGCCCAGCTTCAGTCTCTTGGCCATACAAACTGCTCCGGCTAAAGTGTGTGACAAAAATATGGGAGGCAGGTTTGAATCCCGCCTCCCACACACGCGTCAGCTTTCTGCGTCCTCATCCTCCTGGGCCAGCCGCTTCAGCTTGCGGCCCTTCGCGCATACACAGAACCCGCCCTTGCTATTGCGGCCCGTGTCCTCGCAGGCCACGCAGTCGTAGTCCTCGTCATCCTCGTCCTCATCCTCAGAACGGGATGTCGTCGTCCGGGATCTGGTCGTAGACGCCGGCCTGCTCTTTTGCCGGCTGCGAGTAGGGCGAGCCTCGTCCTCGTCATCCTCGTCCTCGTCGTCCTCAGCCGGCTTCATCCCGGACGCAGCCGCCGCGATCCGCTTGGCGTCGAAGTACTGCAGCACGGATTTCAACGGATTGTCAGCCACGAAGTCCAACCACTCCTGCGCCCGATCCGCGTCGTCACACAATGGCGACGGCCGACGGTCAATCTTGATGCCGATATACTTTGTCTTCAGCTTCGCCCCGGTCTTGGTGAAGGTGACGTCATAACCCTCTTCCGGATCGTCGATGAACAAAGCCTCGCGGGACCGCGCGTCGATACACAAAGTGGCGATGTCCCGGTCAACCGTCCAGGCCATGGGCCAAAGCAGGGGGCCGGCTTCCTCGTCGTCTCGGTCAATGACCCAGCACAACACGCGCTTCGTGGCGGTCAAAGCCCGGACGTAATCCTCGTCGCCGCCCTCCGCTCGATTGCGCTCCAGGCAGACCGGGCATTCCTCTCCCTTCATCTTGTCCAAGCACAGGTAGCTCTGGTTGTCGCTGCCGATGCCGTAGTGGACATAGATATCGAGCCCGTAGTGCTCGGCGTCCTCCCAGCTTGCAGGCAGAAATCGCACGCGGTTTTCGCCGTCCTTGACCTTGAAAACGGCGAAGTCCTGCTTGAAGATTGAATCGAACATCCCGCCGCTCTGGGATGCCCGTTTCTGCACCGCAGCCTTGTCCCGCCGCCGATACTCGAATCGGCCCCGACTTCTTTTAGCCATCTCATTTTCTCCTTGGTTTGATTCTGAACGCAGACCGAATCGCAGAGAGCTTTCCACCGTAGAAGGCGCGGCTCGCGATCCATACCAGGGCATAGACGCCGGCACACACCGACAGCACGCCCGCCACAACATACATGACGTTGACCATCACAGCACCCTTCTTGCACGGGACGATTTTTGACGGTACGCCTCACGAAGCGCGTCGCGCCGATCGTCCTTCAACCGACCCGGCCCGGGGCCACCGACGGCATTGGTTGCAAAATAGCCAGCGACATACAAACTGCACAGATCCTTCAACACGAACGCCCGCTGGGCAAACGACTCTTTGATAGCGAACGCTTGATCCGCCGCCTCCCTGGCAGTCAGATAGGCATCGACCGCCCGCCTGTATCGCCGATCCATCTCCACCTCCGACTTGACCATGGCCTCGGTTAGCTTCCGGTCCTCCTCGGCCGCCTCCTGGCGAATCCGCCCCTCTGCACTCGCCCAAGCCACGCTAACGGCCTCCTTCAGCCCATCGCGCACCGATACAGCCTGCGCATGATCCTGGGACACCTGGAGAAAGAGCGAAGGCTGCCGCACCAACTCCTGGTCCAGGCTATTGATGTCAATCTTGATTTCCTGGTCGTACTCGCTCATGGGCCGCCTCCCGCTGGTTTTCCCGATCCAGCACTTTGTATGCATCCCGACAAACAGGATGCAGCAGCATCTTACACATCTTGCAGTTATTTTCGCACTGGGCCGCCTTGTATGCGATCACATACAAATTGTGGGCCGCCCAACGCAGCCGCCTGATCCGCTGCTCCAGCCCTTCCACCAGATCAGCCAACCGATCGCGATCGGCAAAGACCTGCTCCCAGTCTGGTGGGGCCTTCTTCCCTCGCCGAAACCACGCCTTGAGTCCCATCGCTCATCCTCCTACCTACACATACAAAATGCGCGCGGACCTACGAAAAAATAGCCCGGCCAACAGAAAGCAACAGCGGGGCGAAGCCCTCCGACGAATGATACGGCTCCGAAAACGCGTCCATCAGTTCCAGGCCCCTACCGGCCTTCTCGTCCGATTTGATCCCCAACGCCACGGTGGTCAGGTACGCCAGGGTGACAAGCCGGATGCTCTCGGCGTTTTGATCCCGCAACGGTGCGAGGATCTTTGCCGCCTTTGCCCAGGTCAGGCCACCCCGAACCAGCTCCCGGGCCAACGCGATCGCGTCCCCGCCCTCGTCGGCCCGCTGCAGGGCCACCAGGGCGTCCTTGGGGGCCTTGACGCTATAACACTGGGCCAAGTAGGACAACGCACGTCGGGGCGAACCCTGGGCTTGTCGGGCAAGCACCTCAATTACCTCCTGAGAGGTAGGATAGCCCTCCACCTCGACCACCTTGGTGAGCAGCATATAAAGATCGTCCACGCTGACCGGCCGCAGCTCAACGCATACACACCGCGTCTCGATGGTCTTGGGGATCTTCCCAGCCTCGGTCGTACAAAACACCCAATACACATGCTCGGGGGGCTCCTCCACCGACTTGAGCAGGCTCTGCCACGCCTGCTTGCTCAGGGCATGGGCCTCGTCGATCACGACGACCTTGATGCCCGTCTCGCCGAAACCCTGGTAGGGCACAGACTCGGATACAGATCGCATGGCGTCGATCCCTGTGTGGGTCGCCGCGTCGATCTCTAGGAGGTTTCTGGGGTCACAGCCGACCTCGCCGGCCAGGATCCGGGCCAGGGTCGTCTTGCCGACCCCGCTCGGCCCTGTCAACAAAAAGGATCTTGCGGTCCGCTTGCGAAGCACCCGCCGAAGGCTTTTGACCGCCGCCTCTTGGCCATACACCTGTGACCATTCCGTTGGCCGATATTTCACCGCGAGATTCATACTAGTCCTCCTGATCAAGTCCGGGCAGCGTCACCCTCGCCCGTCTGTTTGTATGCCCACCAAATGCCGAAAGCCGGCTCTGCACCAAGCAGTGCGGGCTGAACCATACACGCTCCCGCATCGCGTTTTCGCGCGACTTGCTCTTCTTCCGATCCTTGCCTTTGCGAATCAATCCGTAGCCGCCGACCGCCTTCCACTCCACACACTCCCACGAGTCCGGTATATCATACTCGCCCTCGTAGCCACACAGGGCGATCCGAAGCCTGGGGTCGTCGCCATGGGCCATGGCCCAACGGTGCGCGTCGTGGCCAACGTCGCCGCTGTCGTTCGAGTACACGCCCATCGTCCGATCGGCCGCACTGGTATAGGGCGGGTCGAGAAAGATGCCACAAGTCTTCCCGCAGGCAAAAAAGTGTGCCATCGCATCGCCGCTCTTGCCACCGCATACACGGTACCACTCGCCGCTGCATACACGGACCCGGCGCAGCCTCATGGCCAACTTCTCGAAGTAGGCCACCAGGCTCTTAATGCCAGCACGATGCACGCCCTCGCCGCCGCCCAATTTCGGTACCTTGACGCCGACATCTTCCGCCTGCAATTCCAACCCAAAGCTCCTCCGATGCACGCCGGCTCCACCATCACCAAGATTGGGAATCTTCTCTGGGGATTTTGCACCGTCGTCGAAGCACCAGCCACTGCCCAGCCATTGGCTCGCACCCCACACCCACCAACCCGCGATCTTGGCGTCGAAGTAGTATGGATCGGTCTTGATCTTCCGCTCGTGCCGCTTGCGGTTCCGTCGCAACCACGCATGCCGGGCAACCAAGTCGGCCTCGTTCACAGGCCAGTCGCAGTGCATGGCGACGGCCTCGGGATCTTGCTGCACCGCTCGCCAGAAATTGCTCAGGAAACAATCTTTGTCATTGACGGTCTCGCTCCGATTCCCGTCCCAAGGCCAGTGCGGTCTCGCCAGCAGCACAGCCATCGACCCCGCGAACGGCTCGATGTAATTTGGGACGTCCCCGAAGTGATCCCATACAACCTGGGCGATTCCAGACTTCCCACCAAAGTACGTGAAGGGGGCTTTGAGTGTCATACAAAGTGCTCCTTGATCGCTTTGATCGTCCGGACGACTCGCTTGTACGGATGGTCACAATACAGGTGCATCGCACGCTCCGCATCCCTTCGAAGCTCGTGGGTGAACGGCACCGGACCTATCGACCCCATAAAGGCCAGAGTCTCCCAAGTCTCCCCGTCTTCGGACCATTCAATCTTCCACATCAATACACCTCGTCTGAAAAGTAGACTCCGATCGGTTTCAGGTCGGCCCAATTCGGGCCGACCGCCACTTCCACGCTTAGTGGGACAACCATCCAGTCATACACGGGCCGAAGCATCTCGCGCACAATCTCCCCCGTAATCCTGTCGACCTCGTCCTTCGGCACGTAGAATGTCAGATCATCATGAATATCCAATACAGCCTGAAACGCAGGTTGATCCTCACGATCCGCCCGAACGCTCAGCCGGCTCATCGCCTCCACAACGATGTCGCTCGCCGCGCCCTGTATGGTATTGTTGAGCAGTTGGTTCGTGCTCAACGGGGCTCGCCGCCGACGACCGGACAATCCTACGACGTACCCGTCACGGTGATAGGCAACCTGCTGCTCATCCTGCCATCGCCATACACCAGCAAACTCGCTCTTAAACTGCTCAAATAGATCCCGGCAGCAGCGTTGCAATCCACCAAGCCTCGCCGATACAGATTCATACTCAGCACCATAGAAGCCGGCTAGCACCCAGTTGCTTTTCACATCCTGCCGCAACTTCTTGATGTTCTTACCGTACCGACGATAGGTCTTCGGATCTGCCTCGGCAATTCGCTCGGCCCAATCCAGATGGATGTCCACGCGATCCCGGATCGAATCGCACAGCTTTCTATCCCGAGACGCCATCGCGATTACTCGTGGCTCGATCTGGCCATAGTCGGCCGACACCATAACGTGTTCGTGAATCTTCCAGTTCCGATCCAGCTTCGGAGTGCTAACCATCGCACGGATCCAACCATGCTCCCGCTTAGGGAAATTCTGCACGTTCGGGCTGTCAGAACTAAGCCGCCCGGTGACCGTCGCCATCGCGTTGAAATTCGTGTGCAGCCGCCCATCCGCCGATACAAGCCCGCCGACCGGCATACACGGATCGACGTAGGTGCTCTTCTGCTTCTGCAACGTCCGCAGCTCAAGAATCGCGTCCGCCATCGGAATGCCCATCGCCGACAATGCCGCGTCGTCCACCGAGTAGCCGGATTTATTTTTGCTTCGGTTACCCTCCGGCCGGCCCAGGATGTCGCGGAACAGCACGGTCAGTTGCAAGTTCGACGACGGAGACAACGGCTTCCCCGTTTTCCGTTCATACAGAGCGGCCTCCTCGCTATCCTGGATCTTGAACATACAGCTCATGATCTTCCGGTCGAGCTGCTTCGAAAACTTCTCGACGGTGTCGAAGTTGACCACGAGACCTTTCTGCTGCGCCTTGACCAGGGTCAACGTTCGGCGAATCTGCATTTTGTATGTATCGAGGAGTCCCTCGGCGAGGATCTCTTCCCGCTGCTTCGCATACAGTTTGGCAGTATATTTCGCGTCGATCGCGTTGTACCTCAGCAAAACGTCGAACGGCACCTCGGACATCTTTGACCGATCCGAGACGCCTCCGAGAGACTTGATCCGCATTCCCAGCGCATACAAACAGCAGCTATCCAGGCTGTGGACCCCGGGATGCTCGTCGAGGATGTAGCTTTGGGCCATCGTGTCGCCCCAGCCCGTCCGCCGCCAAGGACCGTGCTCCGCATACATCCAGGTCAGCCACTCAAGCTCGAACGCTAGATTGTGCGCGACCTTCATACAGGGAGACTTCAGGAATGCCAGGACGCCCTCCCTCAACCGACGGGCATCGTCGGCCAGCCAGCCAGCCAGTCTGTGGTGGGCCGGCGCGACCCAGGTAACCTCGCCATCGCTGACCGCGATCGACAGCCAGCCGGCCGTAGACGGAACGAAAAAATATGGCCGCAACCCGGCCGTCTCAATATCAAACGCCACGGTGGCCTTGGTGTTGGCCCACTCCCCCAATTGGGCCAACATTCCAGAAAGCCCCCTGGAGTCCGTGGCGTAGCACACACCGCGATCCGCCCGGGTAGGGCTCTCGGGCCGAGCCCTACCCAAACCGGCCGCCAAACGGGCTGCTAGGCCCCTCAGATCGCGACGGAAGACCGGCTCCCACTCCACGGTTTCCTGGCCGCCGAACGACCTCCCGGATCGTAATACAAAAGAGGGGTGCAGGATCGGATACACCCAGCACCTATGCCCCCCGACCCGGGCCGGCATCAACTTGCCCCGCCACTTCGTGATCGCCGTCTCCCCGGTCAGCCAGGCCAGGGCCACCGCCCCGACCGCCAAGATCACCTGTGGCCTCGCCCGCTCAATACTCGCGACCACCCGCTTGCGGCACCGCTCGATCTCTTCCTGCGTTGGAGTCCGGTTGCCGCTGGGCCGGCACCGCACGCAGTTGTCCCAGCATACAGCCACGTCAACCCCCGCCCGCCGCATCGCCTCCCGCAGCAGCTTGCCGCTCCGACCAACAAACTGCCGCCCCTCGGAATCCTCGTCTTCCCCGGGGGCCTCGCCGAGAACATACAGAACCGGATTGGCATCCCCGGTTGGCTTCATTTTCGGATGCCGAAGCCGGTCGTGATACAAACTGCATCCAGAACAGCCCTGAGATCCTACAGCCACGAGATAGTCTTTGGCGATCGCTCGTCCCCGCGCCGGCCCGGGCCGGCTTTGGCCCAGCCGCCCGGCACGGCTCTTGGCCTCGAAAAAGCTGTCGGCCACAATACACCCTCCTAGCTGATCACCCCAAGCAAAACCTGAAACGCCTCACCCTCCAAAACAAGGCTCCGCTCCGATAGCCCGATGGATGTGGCGTCCCCCAGGTACCGTGCAAGATACTCGGCGTGTGATACAGCCCGGATCGGTACCTCACCAAGATCGATCCGGACACTATCCTTCACCTCCGCACCCTGAAACGTCGTAGTCATCCGCAGCACGCCGGAGTCGTACACAAACTCCGTCCGATCTTTGTCGACCGCCATTGCTCGATCGATACAGCCATGCAGGGCCTCGGGGATCTCTGCCATCACGATTGAGGCGGGCTTAACCGCCTCGAAGACCCGCTCAAACTGCTTTGGATCCGATGCCCGGCCGGTCTCGGCCTCTCGAATCGCCTGCCCATACAACCTCACGTCAGCCCTCTCCGCATACAAACCGCCGCCCTCCAAAAACCAGATGGTTCCCTTCGGCGGCATAAGCTCGCAGAACCTCGACGGCATGACCACACTATCCAGGCACGCTCCTCGCGGGATAGACACTCGCACCAAGGTAGTTTCGTCCGTGGCATACAAAGTGATCCGCCGCTTCGAAAAGGTGAAGGTAATCCCCGAGCGCAAAGGATTCTCTGGATCGCTGGACGCAGAACGGGACGCGATCCGAAGCGACCCTGTCAGACAATCGTCGATCGGGATGCTCACGCCGGACTTCCTGGGGCATACAAACGGATAGCTCTCCTCGGGAAGCAGCGCAAACCTCGCACGAGTCCGACCGATCTTGAAAAGCACTTCAGAATTTCCCTCCCCGATCTCCAGCAACACCTGCTTCGCCGAAGAAAGGCTGAGGATAGACACCACTTCCCCGGGCACGCACCCGACGAACCCGACGTCGCACGGTGAGCGCAACGCCACGACTCCGTCATACGCAGTTACATACCCGTCCGACCCAAAGCACAGATGCGACAAAATCGGCATCGCCCCTCGGCCCAGGGCCGGCGTCACGCGCTTCAGACACCGCAGCAAATCTTCACGATCCATCACCACCTCCTTTGCTATTAGCCGATACACACTGCTCGGACTCGACCAACTCCTCACGCAAAATCCGGACGTCGTCCGGAGCATCGAAACCTAGCTTAGTGCAACCACTCGTCTGGTGGACAACGGTGACCTTGATCACCTCTCCGCCGACGAGGATACAAACAGACTGCCCCACCCTTCGAGACAAAACAAGCATGATCTGAACCTCCCTTTTCGGTAAAACCGGGGGAGGGAAGTCTGATAGTTGACTTCCCTCCCCACTCCCCCAAGCAGCCGACCTATTCCTACTCGACGATGCCCCTCTCGACCAGCTCGGCCAGCACGGCCTTCACGGCCGCAATCTGCACGTTCGCCGTCCCCTCCCCGGGAACGATGCCGCGCTTTTCCAACCGCGAGAGGATCTTCCGGGCGTCCACTTCGTGGTTCTTGGTCCACGCCGTGATGTACTCCGCCCGAATCGCCGCGTTGATGCCGACTTTCTTCGGCTTGGCCTCTTTCGCGGGCTTGGCGGACTTGGCCGCCTTCTTGGCCGGCTTGGCGGGCTTGGCCGCCTTCTTGGCCGGCTTGGCGGGCTCTTCGTCCTCCTCCTCTTCGTCCTCATCCTCCTCGTCGGCCTCGTCCTCCTCTTCGTCCTCATCCTCCTCTTCGTCCTCATCCTCCTCGTCGGCCTCATCCTCGTCGTCATCCTCCTCTTCGCCCTCATCCTCCTCTTCGTCCTCATCCTCCTCTTCGTCCTCGTCCTCGTCGGCCTCATCCTCCTCTTCGGCCTCGTCGGCCTTCTTGGCCGGCTTGGCGGGCTTGGCGGGCTTGGCGGGCTTGGCCGGCTTCTTGGCAGGCTTTGCCGACGCGTCCTCATCCGGATCGTCGACCGGCTTGTTGGCCTTGATCGCCAGCACACCGTCGTTCACCCAGTCCTGGGCGTCGTCGCTCAGGCTGTTCCAGGCCGCCTCCTCGTCCTCGGCGTCGACCGGCAGATCCAGCACCGCCTTGACCAGTCGGACCAAGAACGCCTGCCGATCCTCCTTCTTCTTCGTCTTGATTCCCGTCGCCTCGACCAGCTCCTCCAAAATCGTCTTCGTCTTCACAGCCATCGTAAATCTCCTTTTTTGGCCATCTGGCCATACAAAGTGAAATGGGGAACGCCCCCACAATCTTCTTCCACCACACACATACAAAATCGCACGCTACCCTCGACGAAAATCCTCAAGCCACTTCTCAAACATTCCACGAAGCGGTGTTCCGGCCGGCAACCGCGCCAGCCTACACAGATACGCATTCGTCGTCTCCCGCCGACCGTCGGCGTGATTCCGGCGAGGCAGCCTCCACCGACGCCGCTCCACGGCGTCCAAGAGCTGTCTCACCTCAGGAGGTGCATCCTGGACATGCAACCTCCACTCAATTTCGTCCTCCTCTATTAAGGGATCGGATTCAAGCGGCTCGGTCTGCCGCCGACATTTGGCACCTCGGGTGCCACCAATGTTGACGATCCTATTGTGCAACGCGGATCGCCAAAGAGCCAGGAAGTTATCCTCGCTCACGTCGGGGTACCTCGACCGGATCGACACAAACAACACGTACGCCTCCTGAAGCAGGTCGTCGAGATCCATCTCCCGCCTCACTCGCCATGCCTGCCTCCTGCAGTACCAGATCGCGTACCTGTATGCCGCCTCATCCCATTCCGGCGAGGCATCCCCGGAAAACACAAACAACGATTTTACAGACGCACGTACTCGCTCTGCAATCCTAGACATCCAGTATCCTCCCTAGATCGAAAACCGCCAGCCGCCAGAGCAACCTGTATGATAAAACCCTCGGCGGCCGGTGTCAACCCGTCAGTGAACGTGCCCGTCCTGCGTATGCTCGTGCAGAACATGTTGCATGCTGTGGCCAACCTCCAGCCTCGACCTCTTGCGAATGGTGGTCTCGCCGCCAACCGTATCGGCGAGCATCTTGAGCAGCCTATCGGCCGAAACATGATTCGGCCCACTCAAGTCGTCCGTGGTCACAGTGATGGTTCCGTCCTCCAGAATCTCATACTGAATCTTTGACATCACAGCATCTCCCTCACAAAGGCCCCCTTGGTCACATTCTCGGTCTCGATCAACCAGCCGTTCAACTTCGCGGTCTGCTTGATCGCCTGCACACTGTAGGCGCGCTTCAATTCATTCACGCGAAATTGCTGCTGATCCTGGGCCACCACAACCCCAGCAGACAGATCGACGGTCATCTCGTAGCCACCTTGGGGTCGCACTAGCACGCGAGCACCGCTCACCGCATAGGTCCAACCCAACGCCTGGATCGCCTTGATCAGCAGATCCTTGTGGGCTGCCTGAAATTCGACGGACACAGTCCGCACCTCGTAACAGGGCATCACAGAGTCTCCCTTTTTCTAAAGCTGATCGCACGTCGCGGCGCGACCTCCATCAAGGTATCGAGCGAAGAGATCACCCGGATCATCTCGTCCATCACCTCGCCACCGACAGCCGCCTGCCGCAGGCTACCTGCGCTCTTGCCTGCCAGCACCTCCCGCGCCTGGGAAACGAGATTTCCAAGCTCGGCGTCCCCGGTGATGTTCCGAGCCGAAAACAGATCTAAGAACTCGGTCAGCTTCGTCACCGCCGAAGCATGAAGCCTCTTTCGACCCCCATCCGGATTCGGCATCAGCCGATCGGCGAGCCCACCAACCAGATCTCGGAATGCCTGCCGCAGGGCGGTGCGAATCTCCTCCGTGGCCTCCCGCCACGTGTTCTCGGCGCGCTTCTTTTCCACCTCCCACAGGGCCTTCCCCAGTTTGGCCTCGCTCGGGGTTCCGAAATCGAGCCACCGCCGTTCCACGGAAAAGGCTGCCCGCAGAACCGACTCCTCGGGATAGTTCCGAGGATCCCATTGATCCTTCAGCCGAATCCTGGCCTTCTCTTTCAGTTTCGGGTAGGCCGCCAGGAATTTCCTGGCGAGCCGTGCATACAAAAGATCGACCTCGTCCATGTGTGTGTTGACCGCGTCGATCAACTCAAGCGGGACCAGATATGTCCCGCGCTTCAGGGGGCTGGGAAGCGATCTGTTTTCCAGCCACCTCCGAGTGTCGCCGGCCAGTCGCAGCACACGTCGGTAGGATTTTGACACGACGATGGCCTTCGTCAGGCCCAGCATCGCCTTGTCGGCGTCCGTCGACACCAGGGAGAGGTCCGCCTTGCGGCGGATCCCGGGCCGGTGGAACGTGACGTCCAGCACCACACACCTCTCCATCAAGCTCTTCGCCGAGGAGTCCACCCCAGCCAAACTGTCGGCCAGGGACAACCGTCTTCGCTTCGCCATTTCAGTGTCTCCTATAAGCTGATCCGCCGACGTTGCCCAGCGTTAGGCTGTCGGCCGAAAAGGTCGCCAGTGCTCGCCCCCAGGTATCGTCCGTCCGCCTCCGACCGCAGGCTCTCCAGCTCCTGTGGTGCCGCCACGGCAACAGGCACAAAGTACCTCGCGGCCTCGCTGATGCTGCAGTCCAAATTCCAAGCAAGGTCGCAGCACGTCTTGATCTCCGCCCCAGTCCATTGGGAGTCCTGCGGCATTTCCTGTGTCGCGGCCTTCGGCAGCTTGTACTGCGTCTTGTAGTGCTTCCAGATCTTCCCCCGCTCCTCAGCCGTAGGAAGATCGAAGAAGTATGTGCCGAAATTAAACCGCCGCCGAAGCGCGGTCGGAATCCCCGCGATCGAATTGCAGGTCGCGATCCAGAGCGCGTTGTCGCTCGATACAGCCGAGATGACCTTGATCGCGTTGCGAACCGCGCCCTCGCTGGATCCGACCAGCCCGCCCTTCATCGCGTTCGAGTCCCACGCAATCGTCGGCACCTTGGCCTCGCAGCCGACCGCTTTGGCCAGCATGCTTTTGCCGGCACCCGGTGGGCCGAGGAGAATCAACCCACGAGCGTTCTGATCTTGCATCGATGTCAGCAGCGTTCCCAGGATCCCCTGGCTCACGCCAGAGCTGTCCGACCCCGCCCCGGACGACCCTGCCAGCATCTTTTCGATCTCATCGATCCATACTATCGCGTTCGGCGGCCGTCGACCCTTGATAATCCGCCGCAGGAAACCCTTGATAAAATCGAGCCCACCAACATCCTTAAACGACTCGGTGCCCCGCCATACAGAGAGCCCCTTGGTTTGCTCGATCTGTTTCCGCTTCGAATCCCAGAGGTGATCCAGATCGATCCCATCCTCCCGCAGCGCCATCGCGACGGCCTGCTCAGCCGCAAAGCTCGACAACCCGCGAACCGCCTCGACCGCCTTCGCAGCCGTGGCGTCGTCCAGGGCGTCGTACCCAGCCGCCACCCGCGATCCATCACAATCCCGCACGATCGCGAGCAGCTCGTCGTCGCTCGGCAACAATTCGTCGAGCACGACGACATCGTTGATCAGCCCCGTCGGCAATTGATGATCGCTGCCAAGCATCACCAGCATCCGATGATTCGCCTTGTAGGCGTCTCGGAGATTCCATACACCCTGCTCCACTCGCGGAGACAGGGCGAAGTACGCCGGAGCGTTTTGGTAGAACACGATCGTGTTCTCTGGATATTTCTCTGCCCGGGAGAGAAATATCGCGGGCTGCCCGATCGTGATGTCGTCGTCTCGATCGCCGGTCATACTGGCGACCTCACGGCCGGGCTCGTTGACGGGCAGAACCCCGCGACAAATATCCCATTGCACAATCGGAGCGTCGTTCCCAATCAACCCGCTCACCGACCGACAGTCGATGCCGGGTCTGGGGTGGCAATAGCCACGAGTGGCACGCTCACCCGACGGGCGTGCCCCAATTTGTCCAACCAGTTCATTTCAAGTCTCCCTTACCTTTACCTTGTTACGGAAAACGCGTCATACTCCAACTCTGCTCCATCGAACGTCAGAACCCCCACATAGTTGTTGCGAATCGCCTTGATGGTCCCAGGCAGCCCGCTCGGAAGGCTCGCGAGGTAAAACCCACGCTTCGACTCGCCAAAACACAGCGGATTGCCCTTCCTGGCGATCATCAGCCGAACGGGCTTGCGCCACAATCCCAGCATCGCCAACGGCGCGGTCGCCTGCTCGGCAGCCATCGCCGATCGCATCCCGATCTCGCCCGGGAAACGCGCGATCATCAACCCCAAGATCTCACTGTCGCATTCCGATTTCGGCCGCAGCCGGTACCGCCGAGATAGCTCGCGGTAGTTGCTCACCACCCCATTGTGTACGATCCAGCCGCTTCCGGCCGGATGGGGGTGATTGTTGCAATTATCCTCCGGATCTCCGTGGGTCGCCCATCGGCAGTGCCCGATCACCGCCAGGGCATCCCGGCATGCCTCCAGGGCCTCCAGGTTGGCCGACGCTGGGCCAGCCTGCTTGTAGGTATGGATTGCCCAAGACTGATCCACCCACGCAAGTCCGAAGGCGTGGCGGCCCCGCGTCTCGGTTTCCAGGGCGATGCGTTTCAGCCGATCGATATTCGGCCCCCGTCCGTTCTTCGTAATGAATCCGAAAATACCACACATGCTAAGTCTCCTTTACCTTTTGGGTTGCCTCATCAGGTGGCGGGAACCCATCCCGCCACGACGCCCTTGCGGGCGTTTCGGCCTAGTCCGCCGAGTTGATCCGATCCGCAAGCCCGCGCGCCTCCGCCAGGGCGCGTCCCAAAGCGGATCGCGGGCCGGTGTGCTCGCGGTACCCCACCCCACAATACTCGATCCGGATCCCGCGTCTCTCCGCAAGATCGCGGCGCAGCACCCGGAGCCGCTCCGCCCCCCTCGGGCACGACCTGCACCGCGACGTAGGTATCCGGCCCGCCAAATCGGTTCGCAACGCTTCCGCGTGAATGCTGACTTCTGATTTCAACATAAGCTTTCATGGCTCAACTCCTGTTTGTATCCAATGCCAAAGTTACCGTTCCAAAACCCCTGGGCCGCTCTGGGCCGCCACCGACAAATGCCAGCCCACCACCTCGCCCATCCGATCGATGTTTGCAACCAACGCCCCCTTCCGCTCCAGCACCACGGCTGCCCGGACCAGCCGGGCAAACCGCAGCATCTTGCTCTGCCCCAGCCTCGGCATCTGCTCGATGCTCAGGTACGCTACGGGGCCACCAACCTGCGACCACCGCGCGCCCAACTTAGCGAGCCGCAGCAGAACATCCTCTGCTGCAGCTACAAGATGACGATTGCCCATCGAATGCTCCTTTCTATCGAACCCACCTGTGGGCCTCTTCCAATCGCGCGGGCCTGGCCTCGCCGGCCAGTACCTCACGAAACATTCTAGCGATCGTATCCCAGTAGGCCGCCTCAAGCTGCCTCGCGCGAAATTGCTTGGTCGTCTCGATGTTGTGCGCCGGCGACGTCGATCGCCCGTCGAAGTTGTCACCCATACAAAACCGCAGGGCATCGCTGTGGCCATAGTCGAGATACTCAAGAATCTCGTCCGAGGTTATCCTCTGCTCAGAAATCATCATCACCTGCGCCTCGCAGAACCGCACCCGATCCAGGGTCGCGATGGCCTGCACCGCACCCTCAAGCTTCCACGTGATCGCCGTCCGACAGTCCGCGATCGATTTGGCAACCTGATCCTGGAACGCCTTGATCTCCGCAACCAGATCTCGATCCCAGCTCGCCAGGCTCTTGAGGATCGCAGCCATCGCCTCGGCGATCTCGGGCCGGCCCCGCTCGGCGATCACCTGGCCCAACCGCTCGGCCTCGGCCTCGGCCTCGGCCATCACGTGCTCCTCCCGGAGCCGCCGAACAACCGCATTGGCGTGGCAGACAAGCTGCGCCTTGGTCGCACGAACGCCATGGTGAGACACGTCGCATCCCCCGTCGATCAGGGCTTTGAAAAGCGACTCCTTCGTGGCGCGGCTGATCTCGTCGGTCGTCGTTTTGTACGTAAGATTCATCTCTCGTCTCCTATGCCAAAAGTGAATTTGCACCCCGGACGCCCTTGCGGGCGTTTCGCCTGCCGCCGCAGGCTCGTCAGCGGGTTAGGTTTCCGCGTCGTACTTCTTGGCCAGCCGTCGAAACTCCTTCTTGACGACCTTCTGGGTCTCGGCGTCGAGCATCCAGCCATACTGCTTGCCGTTGTGGATCCGGGCGTAGCCCTCGCCCCAAGCCAGGTAGCCCATCAACCGCTCGGCCTCGCTTTGGCCCGGGCCGGCTTTGGCCCAGCCGCCCGTCAGCGGCTTGGGTGCCCAGCTCGGCATCCGATTCCCGTTCAAGGCCCGCTCGACCAGGCCGAGGCAAACCTGAATCCACCCGATCGCCTTGATCTCGTTCAGCGTGCCCGAGAAGGCCCGGAACTCAACCGTGTTCTTCGCCCCGGTCGCCAGGTTGCGGAGATTCAGGATGTGATAGCGATTCGCGTCCATCTGCCTCTTGGCGGCGGCCTGCGAACCGTACCGCTTGATCCCGTGGCAATAGCTGCCCCGCTCGCGATGCTTCGTGCCCGTGATCGCGTAGATCCCCGCCTCGGCGTAGGAGGTTATCGTGATCAGCCTGGCCAAGGCTTTGGCCGACCAATCCGGCCGCCACCCAACATGCACGTGGATCCCGCAGCTCTCGTTGACCAGATGGCCTTTGGCCACCAGGATCCGCATGACCTCGCGAACCTGGGCGAGTCCCTCGGCACCGCGAAGGATTGGGCTGACGATCTCGCAGCCCAGCGCACCGCTCCCCGACGGCCGGATCGAGCCATCCGATTGAGCCGTCCAGCCGGCCGGCAGGTAGGGCACCTGAATCCCGTGGCGGTACCCACCGACCACCAACCCAGCCGCAACCGAAGTCTGGGTTGCGATGGTCTCGATCTCGATCCCAAAGGTCAATTCTGTTACGTCTACCATCTCAAGTCTCCCTTACCTTGATCGCCAAACCCTCTGAGCGAAATGCTCAAGCAGCCCGTACCGGAGTCGAACCGGCGTCCATCTCTATTATTTTATGGACCCGCTCGGGCTGTGGGGCTCGCGTGCTAGGCGAGCCCGTGTATGCTTGTCGTCCTCTCCGCCTCCGTCCTGCAGCTCTGGCGTGGCCACCAGTGTCTTAGCCTGCTTCCGGGTTCGTTTGGGCTGCGGTATTTCAGCCTCCAGTCTCGGGTTCCCCCTGGTGCCGACCCCTCTAAACCTGCTCGCGCTTCCGGTCGGGGGTCGTCCTCGGTTTCGCCTCGCTGCCTCCTCCGCATCGTTTCCCGCACCTCTCGGGCCGCTTCTAGCTTTGCGTGTTCGTCGTTCGTTCGTTCCCTTGCCCCCTCGCCTTTAAGTATAATCTATAATCGACCCCTGGGAAGCTTCCCGGGACGGATTTTCCAAAGTATTTTTCCGCCGAGACGCAAACTGCCGCCACATATAGACTTACGGCGGGAAAAATCTTCTGCCTGACCGAAGATTTCCGAAACACAGGCCGGCCGGCCGGCTAGAAGTCCCTCAAAAAAACGTCGTAAGTCCCTATGCCGTATAGAGATGGAAAATTCCCGAGCGTCAATCCCTCCAGGATCAATCCAATCGCAGCCGCCGCTTGGGCCGGCCGGCCGGCCCGGGAACGCCCTCCTCCAGCAGCAATCGGGGCCTCGGCAGGCTGTCTAGAGCGGGTTTCGGCCGCCTGGCCCTAGGAGCCCTCGCCCGCGTTGCCCGGCCCGTCCGGGCCGCCCGGGGCCTCGTCGGGGCTGTTTCGGGCTCCTCGGTATTTGGGGATCGCAGATCCTCGCCCGGCACCACCACCTGCCCGCAATAACCAGCCTTCCCCCTCCAAAGATATACATCGCCGCCCTCCTCGGTCTCCCGCCAAGATCGATCCCCGACCGGGGCGAAGCAGGCCAGCATCCCCGCCCGGAGCGTTTCGCCCGACCCATGAGCCACTATTCGGGGGGTAGGGTTTAGCTCGCCCCAAAACCACAGCCGCACGTGCATTTCAATGCCCTCCGCCAAGGATGTTCAGTCCGCCCTCAATCAATGATACAAATAGATCCCGACCCTCCGCCAGGTACCGCAAGATCTTCTGATCGACGGTTCGCCGCGCGAACAGATCGTAGACAAACACTCGCCGATTCTGCCCCGGCCGGTGGCACCGCTTTTCAGCCTGTGATCGCACTATAGGCGACGTTGGAGATTCATAGAAAACGACGTACCTAGCCACCTGCAAGTTCAACCCCTGCGCCGCGCTCTGGCTGTTGGCCAGGAAGATCCGGCATTTTGGATCCGATACAAACCGACGAAACTCGCCGGCCTTGTCCCGCGTCCCCGAGTAGAGCCGCGCAAAGGCGATGCCCGCCGACCGCAAATGCGACTCAACCAGATCTCCAGAGTAGATAAACTCGTTGAAGACAACCACCTTCTCGGTCTCTGGGATCTCCTCCAGAAGGCCAGCCAACAAATCCAGCTTTGAATTCTGCTGCAGCGGAGATGGCTCGCCGTCCACCGAGACAAACCCGCTAGTGATCTGCCGAAGACGAACAAACACCCCGGTGATATCAATCAGCTTATTCTGCGTCTGCCGCACCTGGTCCATCACGGCTGAGTAGTAAGCTCTCGCCTCCTCGGACAATGAGAACGGCCGATCGACCCGAACCAGATCGGGAAGATCGAAGCACTCCTCTGAAGAATACCAGATCGACGAATGCGACAGCATCCTCCGAAGAACCGGCTCTGCCTTTCGCTTGAATGTGTAATCTATGACTCCCCAACGATTCTGCCTCGCCCGAAAAAACGCGGCCCGAAATGGTCCCAGGGTCGACCCCAGGGATTTGCCACGATCCACGCAGAAAAACTGCGGCCACAGCACGTGCGGATCGCGGCCCATCGGCGTTCCGGTCAGAGCAAGCCGCCATTGAAAGTCCCGCGTCAGCCGGCTGACGACATTGAAGGTCAGACTTCGATGGTTCATCAATGCCTGGCTCTCGTCGAAGATCGCACCGTCGAATATTTCCTCAGCCCGCTCCATCAGTACAGGATCGATCCGACGCCTGTTGCCCTGCCAAGAGCAAACAAGTGATTGTAGGCCGGCATAGGTGCATACACACAGCACTTCGTCTCCCTCCCACACGTCGGTTCGGTCTCGGCGGGATCCCGTAATGTATCCAGCAGACAGATCCGGCGCATGCCTTCCGATCTCCATCCGCCATCCTTCGATGTTCACCACGTTCGGAACAAGAATCAACACCCTGCGTAGCTTTCCGATCTTCCGAAGGTACCGCACGGCGTCGAGAGCTACCTTCGTCTTACCGAGTCCCATATCGAACATGCAGAACAAACTCGGGTACTTCACCGCAAGGACGAAGCCGATCTTCTGATGCCGCCTTGGCTCTGTGAAGAACTTGGGGCTCTTCAGCCGCCCAAGCTCCCGGGCCAGCCGCTCGTCGGACCAGTCCTTGGCCAGGCTGAGATTTATCAACGGCTGGTTAAGGTATTTCCGCACGGCGCTCTTGAAGATCATAACTCCAACCTCTTCTTCTTTCGCGTCTTCCCGCTCAGGGCCTTCCAGTAAACGGAATTCATCCGTGTCGACGAAATGCAAAACTGCCCGGTCGAGTAGCTCTGACTAAGCAGGATGGTCATTCCCTTGGCCTCGTCCCGGGCCTTCATGACGTGCAGCCGGGCAAGCCCTAGCTTCCGCTCCTCCTCGGTTTGGTTGTAGCTTATCGCCACATCGCTGGTTGCGATCTTGCTATAGTCCTCGGCGACGTCCTTCTCGGTGATTATGTTTTTCCCCAGGGCCTGCCGGTTGGTCTGGCTCACCACCGCGACCGCGATCCGACGCTCCACGGCGATGCCCCGCAGCTCCTGAAACACGCGGCCCAGCGCCAGCCGGTACTCCTGCTTCCCATCGAGGTGCATCAGATCCGGATAGTCGATCAGCAGAAGATCCGGAACGATCTTCTGCTGCGATTCCAGAGAGTCCAAGTAGCCGATTAGCTGCTGCACGGTCAGCGCGCCGGTTGGAAACTGTCGTATCACCAACGGGCTCCGCCGGCGCAGCGCCGCTAGCTTCTTCTGAAGCCTCTCCCGCACCCGACGTGTTTCGATGATCTCGTCCAGGGCATCAACGTTGTCCGGCTCCTCGATATCCACCCCAGTAAGCTGCCCCAGCTTGTTTTCCACCAGCACCCGATACGAGACATTCCGCTCCTTGCGCTTGGTGATCCCGCAGAATGCCTGCAAGTACCGCGTCGTCGTTTTCCGCTCGCTCATCTCCAACGTGATGTGGACAACCCGCCGCCTCGCCATGATCGCTGCCTTCCCAAGCCCGATCAACCACCAGCTTTTCCCATAGTTGCTCGGGGCAATCAACAGGTTCAATTCCCCGACGGCCGGCCCGATCCGCTTTGCATCGAGCTCTTTGACCCCGGTTGGAATTGCCACCACGTCGTCCGATGCCAGATCGAAGATGTCCGTGTTCCCCAGAATGGTCCCGGGGTGAAACAGATCCAGCCGGCCCCGCATCGCTTTTTGTATGATGGCCTCGGCCTCATCCAGCTTACCTGATTCTATCAGGTCCACAGACTCCATGATCCCCTCACGAAGGGACTGCTGGCGGATAAACGATGCCACCTTCGAAAAGACATACTCCGGGTTGATCCCGCCCTTGCAGTGCTCGATCGATAGAAACAGGCCATCCACGATATCCGCAGCCTTCGGATCTTCTGCCCTCAGCTCATCTCGGATGTCCAGGGCATGTTCGCCCGGGGGACGACCATACAAAGTCCAGTATGTAGCAGCCTTCCTGGCCCAACCTCGGTATGGCGGGTCGTAGATCTTCAGCGGCACCAGGGACTGAATTCGTGGACCATATTCTGTGTCGTACAAGAGCAGTGCGATGAGGCATTCCTGAAGCGTCCCCGTCAATTCTTCTCGCATCTATCCAGATCTCCTCCCGCCAAAGCGGATGCCAGCAGCCCCGATTCCAGGTACCCAGGAAAATCCCGCTCTACGATCGACCAGATGCCCCGCATCCCCATCGAAATCCAGTACACAGTCAGATCCTTCTTCTGCCGGCGAATATCCGACAATACACACTGCACGAGGATGTATAGCGATTGATTCCGCATCGGCCTCTGGCTAGGCCGGATCACCTCCTCCATGAACCCATACAAAATGCTGGCACCCGCCCGAAAGTTCGCTGCCTGCTTCGATTTCAAAATCGCAAACAGGGGCGGGATGCCCCTGCCCCCCATAGACTCACTGATCGCAGTATACACCTGGCCAACGCGATCGTCGGTGGGGCCTACCAGAATCTCGATCAACCCCCGAAGCAAGCCAAGCTCCCGCTTTGAGAGAAGTGGGAGCAAGGCTTGTGCGGCGTCAAAGGCTTTCTGAGTCACAGCGACAGCCTCTTATGGTTTTCTTTTGCCCAGGCCACCACCGCGTCGAAATCGAATCGGATCGCGTCCTTTTTTGCGCCCGGAATCCGAATGCAGGGAATCTTCCCTGCCCGGTACCATAGAGCAATGGTCTGCTCTGTCCGATCGAACATCTCCGCGACCTGGCGAACCGTCAGCAAAGTCTTGACGTCCATCCACACACCTCCAATTCTAGCCGAGCACCAGACCCACACTCATGATCTTTGCGATCGTGCCAAAGGACAGCACACCATCGACGACCTTCTTCTGGTTCGGCATCCTGTAGTTGATTCCACGCGCGGTTATCGACAGGGTGCCCTCAGAGTTGCCACGCCCGTTTTTGATCCGAACCTCCAAGACGGCATCGCCCAGCAAATCAATCGCCACGGCCGCTTTCGGCTTCGCCACCCTCGGCCTCGTCCCCACCAACCGCGATTGCCGACGAACGTAGCTTACAAGTGATCTGCTGCACCCAACCTTGATGGCGATCGCCGTACCGCAAGCTTCTCTGTCCTCGTTCAGCATCGCACGCACCATCGCCGCCTTCTTGCCCTTTTTGCCCTTGGGAAAGCCCGTCATGACCACGTCCTCCAAAGCTAGTGTCTGTTGCCCCCGTCGTTATACTATACAAGATATTCGCTCACCATCAAGGTACGCTCACCGTCAAGGTATCCGGGTCAAGGTACCGAGTATCCGGGTCAAGGTACCGAATCGGAATCCCCGCCGGCGGTGTCGCAAATGAGTAGCGACCAATTCCGCGCTCGCGGACAACGTTGCATCGGTTGCATCGCCACGAACAAGTGATCCAATCTTCGTCGGTACTGGGTGCGTATGGGTCGTTCATGTCTCGTACCTGGCTGTTTCCTCGTTCAATTCCAGTAGCGACACGGAACCCTCGCATAGTCCGCGCACGAAATCGCGTCCATCCTGCCGTCCTTTATGATACGCTCCAGCGGCAATCGCCTCGACACCAGCGTAAAGGTCTCGCAGTGCCTCCAGGGTCGCCAATTCGAGGTACACGTGATTTGATATGCTGTAGTTTGCTGGCGATCCTGGGATGACCGCTTCGGTTGTATACTGCGAGGACGCCGGCTCCACCGATAACGCAACGGTGATGTCGAAAAAAGCATCCTGAAATGCCCTTGTTAATTCGCGATCTGAGTAGCGGATGTACGGTAAGGAACCGCTAGATTTCGGCAAAAGGTACTGCTGACCAAACCTTTTACGCTGGCGCTTCTCTAACAATTTACCGGCACGGATCATGCGGCTGCAGTTGTCGCAAATCGCGTCCGCCTTCCGGTAGGCTACGATTTCTCCGCAGCCTGGGCACGGTTTTTTTGTTCTGCTCATGTCTCGACTCCCCGTAATTCCCCGTCACCTCCACCGGCGCGTCCAGGCCGTGGGACCAAGCCAGGAGGAACGCAAGCCCGGTTTCATCCGTCGAACCCAACGGCCCCCCCCCTCGATCGCGGCCAACGTCCGCCATGCGCGATCACGCTGCGCGGTGACGCGAGCCAAAGTCTCGTAACTCATGGTTCGTCCCTCACTTCCAGTGTGTTGGGGTCAAGTGGGCTTGCTAAGTAGATCATGGTCAGTCTTCTGTGTACTCTTCTGGCATAATCACCCTATCAATAGCTGGCGTAGCGTCGTGGTTCTCACTAGCGGCGAGAACGGCCTCGGCCATCTCATCCCACTGTTCATCGGTAGGGTTGCCGTCGCGGAACAGTCGTATGGCGGCTGCCTTGTATTCATCACACGTCATGGTCACTCCCCTGTTGGTTCGTCGTCAACTTTCGCGGCATTGTTTCCAAAGCGTATTCGGATTGTGAAACGCTTTCAGAAACTCATCAATAAGCCATTCGGCCGTCGGTTGCGGTCCGATCGGCATGGCGAGTGGCTCAGGCAGCGATAGCAACTCTCGCGGTGGCGGTCCCATCAAATCCCGCCACTCCGTTGCAAGCATCTGGTCATCTGCAAACTTGACCCTCGACACCGCCTTGGCGTCTGGGAATATCTGTAACTGGCAGAGCATCCTATTGTGAATTCGACGTTCGATGTCAGCGAACTCCGGGAGTGACCTCTTCAGCGGTCGCGTGACGTCGCCCGTGTATGCCTCGGCACCGTCGTGCAACAACGCGAATCGGACCCTCATCTCGTCCCATTCCATATCGAAGTCGGCTATGTCTCCGCAGAACACCTCCGCGACGTTCAATGAGTGCTCCAGCACGCTGTAGAACCGCGAGCAGTGGCCGTTGAACCGGCAGAGATTGGACAGCGCGTGAGCGATGTCTTCAATGTGGAACTGCTCCGGCTTAGGATCGAGCAAATCGAACGCGATGCCGCTGTGTGTTTGAATCCAGGTCATGGTCACTCTCCTGTTGGTTCGTCCTGCCAGTTTCCAGAATCTCAGAACTCCAGCTTCTCCACACGGGCAATCTGCTTCCGTAATGACGCCAGCTTGCGTTCCTTCAGCAGCATCGCGTGCTTACGTGCTGACTTAAGGGTGGTGTGCCAGAAGGGCTTGTGGACGTAATAGTGGAATCCACGCTCTCCCATCACCACCAACATGCTATCGCATGTGTTGGCAATCTCACCCTCGACCTCTTTGATTCCGTCAGTAAGGGCGTGCTGTGTGATCCATACCTTCATGTCGCGTTACTCCTGTTGGTTCTGCGCTACGATCAGTGTCGTTATTCAGCGACGGACTGTCGAGCGGCTCCAGAATTTCCGTTAGTTTCAAAACCCACCATCGCTTCTGCATATCGGACAAGTGGACATTCATAAACGTCTCGTGGTGATCGTCTGCCACCGCGACGATCTGGTCTGTCACTGCCGCGATACGTTTACTAGGCATCGGCCGTCACTCCCCTTTTGGTTTGTCGCCCACGCCCCGCAGCAGTTTGTGTGCGGCATTGCGCATTGTCTGGCGGAGTCGTTCGTTCTCGGCCTTCAAATCCGCAATGTGCTTCGTCATCCGGTCGATTTCTGAGTCCTTCTCGGATGACTGCACACCGTCGATCCATCCGCATTTTCTGAGGCGTGCCAGGAAATCCATCAGTCGGACGAGCTTCGCGGCTACTTCAGAGGATTCCATCAAGCCATCGTGACTTATTTGCTCGCTCGCGGCCTTCAGGGACTCAATATGCTTCTTGACCTCGTGCAACTGTTCGTCCAGAGTCTCCGCTGGTTCTCTAGAGCGGTCGGGAATCATGTTGTATGCGAACGAGGTGCCGTCAGCGATCTCGTCCATTAGATTCTCGTTCTCGGCCTTCAGCCGCTCGACCTCTCGCCGCGCCATCTCACACGCCGGCCCCCAGTGGTTCGCATCGTAGCCCTTGTAGTCAGTCGCGGTCTTGAGTTGCTGCTTCAGGTCGCGTACCTCTTGCTCCCACTCCGTTGCGTCCTTGTTTAGCCGCCTGTTCTCGGCCTTCAAACGCGCGTTCTCTTCCTTCATGTCCGCGTTTTCGTGACGTGCTTTCTCCAGGCCGAGTTTGCAGTTGCTGAGCAGCGACCCCATGACATCATCGCCAAGTGGCCGCGTTGTCAACTCTGCGTTGTCCGACTTCAGGCTTTTGTTCTCGGTCTTGAGTCTCTCGACCTCCTTCTTGTACGATTCGAGGATGCGGTGTTTATCCCGAACTTGCTCCTCGAATTGGTGTTTCACCCTCTTGTTCTCCGCCTTCAGGTTCTCCAACTCGTCCGGCGTCTGCCAGCCGCGATGCTTCAGAACCTCCAGCACGGCCGCAATGCCATTGCTGTCGCGACAGATGGAGCTATTACCCTTGTATGCAAACCAAGCGTTCTTGAACGCATCGTACAGCCCCTCGTCGCCCGGCAGCAGGTCGCGGAAGTAGCGGCGTATGGCTTCGGCTGCAACCGCTTGGGCCGCCTCTTCCACTGCCTGCTCGCGCACATTGCCAGCCCGATTAGACTTAGCGTAAGCGTCGTCAAATATGGCACCCAGTGTCTTTTCGTTTTCAGCCATCGCGTTTCTCCCGCCTTGAGGCTTGAGGTTTGCCCCACACCCTAACTATACAAAATGGTTGCGTAGGCTTCAAAAAGAATTCCGCGCGGAACGTCGGCCCCACTTTTGTCTAAGTAATGTGTGGACCTGTTCCGAGACCCGGGTATCCCCATGGCCGAAACACTGCCGGCGTCACAGCCATCGCAAAACCTCGGCCCCGGCTCCCGCTTGGGTGGGCATCTCGTAGCAGCTCAGACTCGTGGGCTCCGGCATGGGAAGCAGGACTTCCCAGCGAGTCCCACAGGGTGGGCTGCCGCACCTCAAAGATGTGGAACGGGCCAGAGGAAGTCCAGCGTGTTCGATCGTGGTGCTACCATAATAAAATCTCCCGGCTCCGCCAACCCCTGCGACCGGGGCACCCGATCAGCCACGATCACACGGCACGCAACTCAGTACTCTGGGAGCAGAATTCGATTCTGTTAACCGCCCAAATCAAGCTGCAAGGTCAAGCTGCTAGTGTTTGATCTCCTGCTGCTGTGATCGGGTGGAATGGGGGAGGATATCACAACGGAGACGAAAACATGGACATTAGCAGCATCTTAAGTAAGAACAGCATCCCGTTTGTAGAGGAGGGAAACAACGTCAAACGGGGGCACATAAACATCAAGTGTCCCTGGTGTGGAGACGCAGATCCAAGCCAGCATCTCGGGATCGAATTAAAGACTGGGCGGTGGGCCTGCTGGAGAAACACTCTCCACCGAGGGAGAAATCTTCAAAATCTTCTAATGAAGCTCCTTGGGTGCTCCTACGACGCCGCCAACGAAATGGTCGGCGAATCCCGATCGTGGCGGGAAAGCCTCGGAAGGCTGACCGTCGACGTCGATGTTGCCGATGTAGAGCCGGCCGAACGAGAGAAGCCGCTGTTCCCCGGGCTCGACGATCTGGATAAGCACCGACGAACGAGAACGTCCCCGTATAATCGGTTCTGGAACTACCTGGAGTCCCGGGGGTACAACTTCACGGACGCCTCGATAATCGCCTGCAGATACAATTTGAAATGCGCCCTGACCGGACCCTTCAAGAACCGAATCGTCTTTCCAATCACAGCCGATCAGGATGTTGCCGGCTATGTTGGACGTTGCATAGACGGGGGTTCTCTTCGATACCTATCGCTCCCCGGGCCGGCAGTGAAAAACAACATCCTCTGGTTTGACTCCGTTGCTTGTGGTGGACGAAGATTGTACATATGCGAAGGCCCGTTTGACGCACTGAGAATCGATTTCGCGTGTGCGTCTCAGTCCGTTCCGGATCGGGCAACATGCCTGTTTGGAACCTCGGCTACCCACGGGCAGATTTCACGGCTGTTCTCTCTCCGCTGCCGCTTCGACGAGTTCGTCGTCCTGCTCGATCGAGACGCCCTCTCGGGTGCCACGTCCTTGCGGGCAGAGCTGTCTGTATTAGGCGCGCGGGCCGTGGTGCTCCCGCCCGGAGCAAAAGACCCGGACGGTCTGACCCTCCCACAGATGCGCCGCCTCGTAACCTAGTCTGGGGGAGACTCCCTGTGTTATGTATCCCGAGACTCCGAAGTCTCCCGACTCAGGCGTCGTACCCACCAACACTGGCGTCGGTGGGCATCGCCTCGCACGGCCCCCAGCAGCCCCGCCGTTGCGTCCAGGGAAGCCCCATGGGCCTGGGAGCCCCACAGCGTTTACGGGGGCGCTAAAGGGCCTTGTAGGGCCTCCTTCGCGCGCCGGGCTCAGACTTGAGCCGGCCGGGCTCAGACTTGAGCCGGCCACTTGCCCAAGGGGCAGACCTCGGTGGCCATCCGTGCCTTGTTCGCCATCGGCCACGGGCTGTGACTGACCTTGCAGCCGCAGACGGAGCACGAGCCCCCGGCGTACTTCTCGCACGCCTGGCATGTCACCACGATCGCCGTGACCTCGCCGTCCGACCGCACCGGGCAGCCTGCCCGCGCCCAGCGGAGCAACGCCGCCGCGTAGTGGCCTGTCTTCGCCGGCAGCGACGGGCCGATGGTCTCGCGGTAGGCCGTCTCGGCGGTGGCCAGTTCCGCCTCCCGCTTCGCCCGGGCCTCGGGCGTGTCGGCGCCGGGGCAGTTGCGCCTCGGCCACTTGCCGCCGCGTTTCCACCGCCAGCCGCAAACGGTGCAGCGAGTGTTGTCGGCGTTGGGGATGCAGTCGGTCATTCTGACAACGTGTAGATATAGGCGGTTTGAGACGTGCCGCCGCAAGGCGCAGCGCCGGCGCGACCATATTGAATGTCGGCGGAAATCGGGCGGCAAGGATTTCCAGCGGATGGGCGATTCCCCACAGCGTAGTAAATTACGTGCAGATGCGCGCTTTCCGTGACACCGGCAACCCACGCATCGGATCGCAACCATGCGCCGATCCGGTTGTGCACATAGGAGCCATCGTCGCACACCTCCCCGACCCCATAGTCCCACCAACAATATCCGCTCGGATCGCCAGCGACACGCGACAGAACGTAATCGCCGTTGAGGTAGGCATATTCTGCAGTGAAGCCGTCAGCGTTGAGGTTAATTTCGTCTGGAAGTTCATCTGGGCATGATCCGCATTCGCTTGTATCTCCATCCTCACAGCACGGATCGCCGCACACCCCGAACCGCCCGAGCGGATTGAGCGCCATCCCCGGCAGCCAGAGCGTTCGGCGCGGCGTCCAGATGTGAGGAAGGGTTAGCATGGGGCCATGTCCGCGTACCAGACACCATCCGGCCGCCGGCGAATCCGAACCCACGAGCCCGACGCGATCGAGCCGGTGGTCATCGTCGGCGGGGCCTTCACGCCCTCGATATCCTCGCCCGTGTCTTCGCTCCAATCGTCCGACCAGATCGACACGGTTTGCGTCCCGTTGTACGCCAGGGCGTCGTCGAGCTTGCCCCACTTAACTAGATCGCCACCACTAATAACCAACCCAAGCAGCAGCTTAGTTGTGGAGTTGACCACCCGCAGCACGTTGACTATTGGATTGCTATCCTTCTCGATGGTGCCCTGATCTTCTACCCAGCCCCATTGCTCGTCAACGGCCGGGGTGCCGGTCTCGTATGCAACCAACACGACGGGGCCGAAGCACACTCGACCGAATCCACCGACGGGAATGGGCGTTGGTCCATTGACGGCATAGACAAGTCCAGCCGTGCTATCCGGCTGGGTCACCGCCACGATTGATCTGTCAAGGCCGTCCCCGCCAGTGCAAACACGACACACATGCCGAGCACCTATCACAGCAGAACCGACATTCTTGGCCGGCCGCCAGGTGAACAGCTCAGCATCGGTCAGGCGTTGTACCATCAGGGTGTCCCCGCACGCAGTTGATATTGATGCAAGGTCAGACGGTTGGCCCTGTTCTCGCGAAGACCGGACTTCACGCTGCCCATCAGCTTGCGGTATGTGAGGGGTTGGACGTGGCGAAGCTGCTCGCTGTTGCGGCTGACGGTGGTAGCGCAGCCGCTCTTGCCGACGCTAAAACTGATCTGTTGGATGGCTCCGTCCAACTCTATGTACTTCAGACCGGCATAGGTGATACTCTGTGGTCGGGGCGTCTGGTACTGGTTGATCAGTCCATCAAGGTAGTGATTGGCCCGCTCTTGCAGCATGTCCAAATTGCTGAGGACAATCCCCAGCTCGTAGTCGTAGCGAAACCACACATAGAGATCCGGATAGAACTCATACCTGGGCTCACCCCGATTGCCCACCTCGGTGTCTCGGTAGAAGTAGTGGCGGACTGGCGAGAAGGTGCCAGGATCCAAGATGGTGATCGCAGCCCTCAAAACTAGCTTAGCCGGCGCATAGATTCCATATTCTGAGTTGCTGGGCTTAGAGTAGATCGGCCGATCGAAAACCACGTAGTGCCACTTCGCACTGCCTAGTTGCATCTCGCCGCCGAGGTGCCAGTTGACATTATGTAAGGCTGCATCTTCCTGCTCGTCGTAGGAGATGACCGGATCAAACTGGTACGGTGCAATGTTAAACGTCCTTACATTGTTGCCGGTGCCCCCGTCAAACTCATTGTAGAATATGCCCCCGATAACTGCGGCCGAACATCGTCGCTGCTCTTCGGAGATGTTCCAGTCCTCAACAACGTACTCGCACTGAGTGTCCTCAATCCTAATCTGCCAGGGGTACTGTACCTCGCTGTTATCATTTCCGTGGCTATCCACAAACCCAGGCACCCGCAGCGGGAACTTCACTCGGTAATACCGAAACACCGATTGCAGAGCGAAGTTGCGCTCCTTCAGATTGTCGATGCAATCGTAGCCGTAGAGGTCCGCCCACTCCCAACCCTCGTCCGGCTTGTAGCTCAGATCGTCAATGGCCTTGATCGTGTTCTTTCGATCGTTTTCGATCCCGCACGCCTCCAGCTCCATATCAACCTGATACCTGGTCGGCGGCCCAACAACACAGATGCGACGAGGGATGGCTGGGATCTCCAACGCTCCGCTGCTCGTCACCACGTCAGGCGTCTCGGGCAGCTCTGCACCAATTCCGACTCTGCAGATTCGCACCCGGTTGTCCAGTCCCAGTACCACATTGAATCCAAACTGCCCGCACATATCTTCTAGGACGGCTGCCGGCAGAGCCTTGTCCCACATCACCTCGGGCCGTTCGGTAGTTGGCAGTGCGCTGACATCATAGTCCGTCTCTCCCATTGCCAATAAACAGGCGGTGGCCAAGTCCTGCAACGTCGCCTCGGTCACGCGAATGAGCGAGTTATCCTCGTAGTGCAAATTGGCTCCCTTGCTGATCTCGCCCCCGCCCCCACTAGACTGCCACAGCCACCTGCGATCGACGATCGCCAGCCGCCAGACCAGGCCGCTCTTGTTCCGCTCAAAGCTGTTTGTAAGCAGCTTAGCGTTGGGCCATTGGAGAGTGGTCTCGCCATCGAAGAAAACCAGCGTGCCGATTTCTGCGGTGAGGTGTAGCTGGGGTGCAATGGTCAGTGTAGCGGTAGACGGGGAGACTCCAACCGCGAAGGATATAGAGCCCTCCACGATCTGATTGATGCCCGGGAAGTAAGCTAAGCCCTGTCTCATGCTGAAATATCCAAGGTATGCCCCGCCGCAATATCGATGGTGACATCCGCCGGCTTGCAAGCGTTGAGGACGATGCCGTTGGAAAGAGTAACGACGCCGTATGGATCTTTGTAGCTGGCACCAGCATTCATCGTGAAGTTCGTGATGGTCTTGGCTGCCAGGCTCTTGGCATGATCATACACGGCCTTGGCGAGCATCACGAGCGTCGTGAACGTGCCGGTGCTCTGGTCAATCAACGTCCCACCTACCGTCCCGGTGCCGACGGTCGCGGACCCACCAACCGTCGTTTCACCATCGTACTGAGTGAATGTGGTGACGTTGGACGCAAAGCTCAGCTTGCCGCCGGCCTTGAGGATCGTAGTCAAGGTAGCTCCCGATCCGACGGTCACATTCGCATCGCCCAAAACACTGGTGAGGTAGCCGATCGTTAGCGTGGCCACGACGGACGTCTCGCCAGTGAAGAAAGCGATGCCAACAGCGCCCTTCAGCACCGTCACTGTGTTGCTGGCGTGGCTACCCTTCAGCAGCACCGCTGGAATGTAACTCTCAGCCTGCGATCCCGCGTTGACGATCTGGGCTGCTGTCTGGACAGAACCCACGTCAATCTTGATTCTACCGCTGCCCACTCCGTCGCCCTCGCCGATCCGCAACAAGGTAGCGCCAACCTGTAGGTACTGATCGCGGTACTCGTGGTAGGCACTGCTCCCGCTGCCGTTGGTTTGGGGTAGCCCAATATATCCTGTGTAAGATTGCTTGATGATCAAGGCCGCCAGGGTAACGGCATCTAGTGCATCCAGTCCGTACAACACAGAGCTGGCGTTGTTCTCGAACACCAGGGTATCGGTGTCGACGGGCAGCACGCCGCCGCTGTAGTTAGCGAGGGTGGAGGCGTCGTTCGGCCCGGACGAAACGGTGTCCGGCGTCAGCTCGATCGTCTCGTCGTCGTCTGGGATCGAAGCGACGGTGCAAGTGAACGGCTTGCCGGGCACGTCGGCGGTCAGTGTGAACGTCCCATCCTCGTTGTCTGCCGCTGTGATCTCGGCAAACTCCGGGGCGATGGCGGAAGTGAGCGCGTTCCAGGCTGCCACGCAGGCGGCTGCCGCGATCACATTCGTTGCGCCACCAGACACTACCGACAGGGTCTTGCTGCCGATCGTGAACGTGAACACGTCATCGGCCGCGACCGTCCCGCCGATCGTTACCAGATCAACCTGGGCAACCGCTGCGGCATCGCCCCGCCATGTAATTGTGGATCCCATGTTATCATCCTAAGTGAAAAACAACGCCGGCAGATGCGTTCGGATAAGCACCCAGCGGCACGTTTGCGGAGAACTCGTAGGCCCAGGAAGTGGTGCGCTTGCCGTACAAATCAGACGGCTTTTCGTAGGTTATGTTGCGGCGATCGCCATGTTCCCATTGGGGCCAGATTGGAGGTGACGGTGGCCAATGCCCCAGATACTCATTGCGGTGAGCAGAATCCGGAACACAAACAGCAGAGCCGCGCTGGGAACATCGAACGACCGATTGCTGCATGAACATCTGCTGCTGCGGTGGGCCGTTCAGCACCTCTAAGAATCCCCACACTGGTCCCCCGGTGCCCGTGAACGACAAAGACTCGGACCAGCTCAACAGGACGCTTCTATCCGTATATGCATACTCGCCCTCGACCGCCAGGGTATAGCTGCGAAAGGTAGAATTTTCGGCCCCGTTCCCCTTGGGAAAATGTGGGGGCAGAACCACGCGGGTACCGTTGATCGTCTCGGACGATCGGAGAATATGGCTAGACCCCGACAGGTACAAGTCCAGTCCGTTCACGCTGTAGGCAGCCAGCAGTGCAGCGACCTTGCTATTCACATCTGAGACCGACGTCCCGTGCAGCCGCCCGTTGACCGTCCATCGCTCACGGACAGCATACATGCGACCCAGCTCGGACACGAGACCGTCTCGGGAGATGCTTACCTCAGCATCACCGACGTCGTGCTGATAATTGCCATAGATTAGGTTCATCCGGCCTGCACCCCCTCGCCTATGCCCTTCTGCTCGATCTGCTCCCGCAGCTTTGTTAGTTCTCGGTCAAACCGATCGGACTGGCTAGTGAACAACTCCCGCAGCAGATCGGCAAGTCTGACCGACATGGAATCTGCAGCTTGTGCAGCCGCATCCTTAATTCCCTGGATCTTCGTTTCCGTCGCGGCAATGCGCTTTTCCTCTTCGGCCGCTTTTGCCTTCTGATCCTCAACGGCCTCTGTACCTATCCCAAGACCGGACAGGATGCCCTCCCGCTCTGGGTGCCGCTGCCGCAATGCATCCAGCCGTTCCTTTGCCTTCTCGGCAGAAGAATGCTGGGCGAGGAATGCTATTTGACGATCGGTAGCGGTCCCCGATGCCTCGGCCTTCAACGCCGCCGACAACTTTGCTCTCATAGCCGGATCGGTCGCTAACTGGCCGGCCATAGAGTTTCCGGCCTGCTGCAATGCCGCTGCATTAGACAGGTGCGCCTCCCGCATCTCCTTCAGCTTGCCAAGGTACTCCTCAGCATATTGTATCTGCCGCTGATACTGCCGCTGCTCTTCGGCACCGCGTTTCTGTGCGGCATCCTGAAGACGCCTTTGAGCGTCTTCCTGCGCCTTCTCTGCCTTCTGTAGATTGGCCTCCGCCTCGCCAGACCCTTTTGTTAGCGATCCGGCCCCCATCGCCGCTTCCCGCGCCTGCTGCTCCAGTTTGATCCCGTGCTGACCCCCAGTCATCAGCAGATCATGACCTGATCCAACGACGCGTTTGTAGCCGGCCCACCAACCCTCGTTAGCATTCGGCAACCAATGGCCATATTCGGCAACCCGCTGCTGGGCTGCCGCTGAATGGCTAACACCAAGGTTAGCAGCGTTCCGGGCCGCCTCAGCCTTTCTAGTCGCCTCAGCCACCTCTGTTTTTCGCCGGGCCACCTCTGCCGCAGCGCGGGTCTCCTCCCCACGCATAGCCTGAAGCCCGGGCTGCCCCTTCGCCCAATCACCTGCAATAGCGGCCTCAACGGCGTTGTACCCAGCGGCACCCGGCTCCCGCTTTTCGCGGTAGGGGGCGATGGCCCCGGACCACCGCCAGGTCATCTTCGAGAGGATAGGCTGCCGGGCGGTTTGCCATCGCTGCGAATGCTCGGCCTGCCGCTCAGCGTAGTCCTGCTCTAGCCGACGTTGATTCGACTCCTTTGCGTACTCCAGCTCTGCTATCCGACTAGCGGCTGCCTCGCTAGCTTGAGTCTGCCCTCTGCCGGCTTCGGTTGTGCCAGAGAAGATGCCCAGCCGCTCTTTGGTACGGGACTCCTCAAGCCTCGGTCCCAGAGTACCTAAGTAGTACCCTGCTGCCGTCCCTCCCACCACGGCCGCTGCTGGTGCCGCCAAGCCGGCCAACGCCGTCGTGCCCCCAGTACCCAAAGCGCCCGCGAGCTTTGAGCCCAGGCCGCTACGTGCCAGCATTCCGTGAGCACCCTCGACCGCCACCAAGGTACGAATGAGCTTTTCGGAATCCTTCTGGCCGACGGACAGCATGAGCGCGAGGCCACGGGTCATCTCCATCGACCGCTGCATGGCCTGGCTAACCTGCCGCTCGGCCGCTACCTGTGCAGCCGCCGCCTCTCGATGGGCTTTTTCCCGCTCCTTGATCCCGTTCTTGATGGCGTCGGACGCGCGCTTCGCCTCGGCCATCTGATCCCTAGAAGCCTGCTTGTTTAGCTCCGCCGACCGCTTAGCCTGCTCGTTCTCCCACGCCTGCTGCTGTTGTAGATCGGCTTTGTGTTGCCGCTCGTGCTCCCTCCGTCGCTGCTCAACCCGATCCTGCATCGACTGGCCGGTCGTAGCTGAGCCCTTATGGGCCTTTGCCTGCTCCTCAAATACCGCCGCAGCCGCCTTTGCCGATTCCGCAAACGACTGCTGAATCTCCTTCTGAGCCTTCTTAACCTGATCGACCAACGACTTCAGGTCTTGGGAGACGGACTGACCCATCTCCGTCTGGAGCACAAAGACAACTTCTCGCCTTGATTCAGCCACGGCTCTAAACCCTGGGCAGCATTAACGACGCCAGAATGCTCTGGCTGGTCAGTCTGTCATGCGAGGTAAACAACTCGTACAGCATAGCAAAATTCTGTTCCGCCACATCGTCCACCTGTCTCGGCATCACCCGATGAGCATAGTAACACTGCAGCGTCATCTGGTTTCTGGCGGATAGCTCCGACCCTCGCCCGATTCTCGGGCTCTTCTCAGCCGAGCCATTACACTTCGGACATGAGTGGCAAGGGGGCGACGATCCTTTCGGACGCGCGATCGGCTTCCCAGTCGTGTGGTCTCGCACGATGGTGCCGGTCTCGGTATTGAATATCCAACGCAGGCAGGCATCACATGATCTCGCGGCAGCGCTGGGGTGTGATAGTAGCAGCAACACCCCAGCCATCAGTTTTTTCGGTTGGTCTCGTCTCGAACATCACCAACCAGACGATTTTCGTCGATCGCCTGGTTAGCCAGCCCGCCCTCCTCGGCTACCGTCTCGGCAGACCAATTGGGATCGATGTCCGTTGGGATCGTGCCGCTGACGATGCCATACATCTTCCAGAACACTTCCGGCGATAGATGCCGGACGGCATCAAGATCGAGTGCCACAGGGTCGCCATTTCGGTCGACAACATCCCAGGACACCAATCGGCTAAACAACACCTCGGATCGTTTCAGGAAGTTGGCCGGGTTGCGGGGGGTATCGACCAGGTTTGCCAGCCCGGCGTTGAAGCCGGCCTGCTGCACCGCCGTCATGGGTCGATAGCTGAACCGCACCTCTTCGTTCAGCCCGGGCCGGGCCTCCACGAATCCAGGCATCGTGTAGCCATCGTTCGGAATGTAGTTTCTCGGTTTGTGATTTTCCATCGGACTCTCCCCGAAGTAGTGAAGTGGTTGTTACGCAAACGCGATGTCGTCCGTTGTGTTGATGGCCGATCCGCTGACCTTGGTCGCCATCATATTCAGGGTCAGCAGAGATTCCCCGCCCTTGTTGGCGATGTCGGGCGTCTCGGCCGGCACCTGCAGCCTGGCAAACGTGAACGTGCAGGAGTTGGTTCCGTTGTTCAGCACCAACGTTCCCGCCGCTCCACCAACGGCCTGATCATACAAAGCATAGTTAGTGTCGTTGTACGGATGGGTGGACATCAGTTGGATCGTGCGGTCCATCTCGACTACCTGAGCCAGGGTCGTGCTGTTCAGGAATCGTTCGGCGTCCAGGTGGTTGTCGATTACGAGCTGGAAGTTCTGTGTCTCGCGGGCGGCGCTCACCAGGGTCAAAACCATGTCGGCCAGAATAAACGGAATCGCACTGTTAGGTGCGGGGGCCGTACCAGTGTTCGTGACCTCCGTCTTGCCGACGATGTCCAATGAGCAGGAAATGATCCCACCCTGCGTTCCCGCAATCGTCGCCCGACTGATCTTGCATCCTGTGTACGTGTCAACCTTGATGTGCCGATTGACCACGGTATTGAACTCGGTGAGTCCTTCGGCAGCGTTTCCGGCCGGCCCAATGGCCAACGCCATGATAACCACCAGTTCCGCGTAGGACGGTTCCAGCATAACCGAACCGCCGATCCGCTGCGGGCCTTTGCGAATGTCGGTGTCGAAATGGGCTCGCGTAGCTCGCAACCCATTTCGCTGCAGCAGCACCTCTTTCTTCCCAATAGAACAGCTTATTGCGCTCATGGCCGTGCCGTTCAAGCCGATCGAGGTCAGCGCATTGGGGGTGTAATAGACAGTCATCTAATCGCTCCTATGTTAGGCCACGAGGTTCGCGGCATCTGAACTTCAGCAACAAAGCGGACGCCAGGACATTTTGTCCCCAAGCAATGGGTATCACGGTTTCAGCCGGCTCGACGGTTCCGATGATCACCTCGGGCACGCCAGTCAAACGTTGGTTCTGGAATGCGTGCGATATCTTTTCCTGCCACAGGCTCATCACGTCCAGGTTCAACTCCAGCGTGGCCTCGGCGTTGTCCTTCATGACCATAGTAACCAGGCACGGTCTGTAATAATCATCCCGATCCGTCACGCCCTCGTTAGACGGCGCAGCTACTCGTTGCGGCGTGATTATTATGCACGGTAGGGCAACCGCCTGATCCGCCCGGCTAAAGATGCGGGTCATGGGCAGCTTCTTTACCACGATAGACTGGGCTGCTAATGAGACGTCATCCCCACCACCAGGATCGTGAACGACCGGGAAGCTGATGCTCGCTATTCTTGTTTGGACCGCAGCCAAGCATCGGTAATGCACGCTGTCGTCCGGAGACACAGCGGTGCCTACAACACCTGGCGGGTTCCATAATCCAATCGCTATCATTCTTCCGGCACCGTCCCCGTTATAGTTCGGGCACCCGTTACTGGGTTGTAGGTCACGGACAGCGCGGTGGTCGATCCGTCCTGCCGCTTGAACACCGCAGTATACGTCCCATCGCCGTTATCCGTGATGGCCACCTTACCAGCCGCCGTCGCCAATATCGCAGCCATCACCTTCTCGAAGTCCACCCCATCAACAGCGAGCGCCTCCACAATATCATCCAACAATCCAGACACATCAGCTTTGCTGGCCTCGCGACTAGCCAGGTCGGTCGTGACGGTGCCGCCCTCGCCCGTAGCCAGCTTGTTCGAGGGAGACGCAAGAATAGCCGTAGCCACCGCAGACGCTACGGCCGCCAACGTGATCTCTTCGATGTCAAAATCCGCCTCGAACTTGTCGGCAATTGCCTGGAGCAACGCAGTCGAATCACCATCATTCACAAGAGCTGCTTCGATCGCGTCCGCCATCGCCAGTGCGAAGGTCGAGGTCTTGGTCACGAGGTCCGCGCCCGTGGCCGAGAGGGTCGCCTGATCGCCCGTGCCGCCAGCCGTGACGTTTATGCCCAATCCGCCGACGTAACTGTTGCCGACGCCGTAGAACGTAAGGGCCGTTGCGGCGTTGATTGCCTTGCCGGTCCCGTTGCCCACAATCGTCGAGTGGCTGATCTTGCTGTTGCTGTCCAGTAGCGTGAACATATCTTTATTCGTCGTCGCCTGAGTGAAGACGCATCCGTCAAGCACCGCGCCGGTCAGTCGCGTTGGGGCTTCGTTGCCGAGACAGACGCAGTTTTTCAGGTGGCCAGAAAGCCCGCCGTATCCGTCGCCGCCAAGCACCGCGCCGCCGAAACTACCTGGACCGCAAGAAGAGTACTCGGCATAGCCGGTGAACGACCCCAAATACGGATCGTTGGTCGTGCCTCCACAGGAATTGCTACCGAATCGGCATCGCCGGATGGTGGCCGCACACGATCGCCCCGTAGCGACACAATCTTCCCCTCCCGAACAATCCTCAATCAAACACGTCGAGTCAATCGGCGTCCCCCAATACGCACAGCTTGCGAAACACTGACTGCCGTATGCGGCTGCACCCGAACCGGTAGATCCACCAATTCCGTGGCATCGCTTCAGAATCGCCCGTGTCATTTTGGTTGTGGCACCTGCCGTGAGGCTGCTGTCACCACACACGGACGAGCCGCCGAACTCGCAATCGAGCATCGTCGCGGAGAACTCGCTGTCGGTCAGCGTCGAGTTGATTCGCCATCCACACGAGTTGCTGATGCACCGCGTCCACGTACCGCGAACATGATGCGCGAAGCCGACAGGATGCCGACGCGCGCCGCCAGCGACCGCGCCAGCGACCGCGCCAGCCAATGGCGTCGAGTGCCAGAAATACATTTGGTCGTAGACGCTGTTGTCGTTCGATTCCGCGGCGACGTACAGCCCGTGGCAGGTATTCGTGTCGTCGCCCGACAACTGCGCCACCGTGAAACCAGTCATCCGCACGTCGGAGGCATTCGCGCCTTGGATCAGAGCATGTTTCGCGGCCGTCGTGGTGTAGATTTCCGTGCGTGAAGGTCGGTAGTACGCGACCGTATCCAGGTCTTTGTTTTGCCGTCGGCCGCCCATCATGGGGTGTATGGCGATGAGGTCGATGCCGTCGATCGCAATGGTCGGCTCCAGCGCCGCCACGTTGTAGCGAACCTCGGGAATCAGTAGCTTCGCTCGATTAGTCGAAGAGATTGCGGCCCCACCGGGCGTCAATGCTTGGACAGCCGTAATGGCTGCTGCGAGCGCCGCACCACGCAACAGGTCGGTATCACAACCGCGCAAGTCTACCGTCAACGTCGCGTCGCTGTTTCGCCCGATCAGGTTCGCCACCCCACCGTCAATCGTGATGCCAGTTGCCGATCCGCCCCACGAGACACTGTCAACCCCGGCCGCAATCGCCGCATCGGGCAAGTCAAGCCGGTGTTCCGCGCCCTCAATCACGAGGATGCCGCC